TGGTGAATTATTATTGACCGGTTTCTTAAGTGAGACCGGTTAATATTTATAACAAAAAAATAAAATGGCAGTAAATGTAGACATAGTTTATAAAACGGTGTTGCTTATTCTTAATAAAGAACAGAGAGGTAACCTATCACCAGACGAATTTAACAAGGTCGCTACGCAAGTGCAACTTGAGGTATTTGAAAGTTATTTTGACACATTAAATCAGCAGCTTCGTAGACCAGACAATGATACTGAATATGCGGATCGCATTAAAAATGTAGATCAAGATATTTCTATTTTTAAAGAATACGGAACCACTACTTATGTTGCTCCGGGGAAATACTTTACATTGCCTACTGCATCGGGGGCTAGTGCAGCCACTCAAAGCTTTACAGGAAACGGTACAACTATATCATTTCCATTTACTTCTATAACATCTTCACAGTTAGCAAGCAGTGTAATATCCGTTACTATAAATGGTGTTGTTACAACCGCATACACAATTAGTGGAGCTAATATAATATTTAATACTGTACCTGCGAATAATGCAGTTATAGTCGTTACGGCAACCCCAGAGGACTTTTATAGGCTCGGTACAGTAATATATAAAGACAGCACAGAAGCTCAACTAGTGCAGCGAAACGAGCTTTTATACATAAACACTACACCTTTAGTTGCGCCTACTACTGCATACCCAATATATTTGTATGAAAATCACAAATTGTATGTGTATCCTCAAACTATTACATCGGATGTAACTGTAAGTTATTTAAGAAAACCTTTGGATGTAATTTGGAATTTTACTATTCCTTCAGGGCAAAACTATTATCAGTATAACCCTACTAATTCAGTTGACTTTGAATTATCAAAAACAGAACAGACTAATATTATACTAAAAATATTACTTTACTCTGGAGTTGTAATAAGAGACCCGCAAATAATTAATGTAGCTGCTCAACAAGTTCAACAAGAAGTTCAACGCTCAACATTATAAGATATGCCTATACCTAATGGAGGTTTAATAACCGAAACTAATGAACAATATTACGCTGGTGCCCAGCGATTCTTATCTGATGGGAGCGGAAAAGTAACTACTACATTTAACACAGATTTAGTATTTTCTACTTCAAATACAGCGTTGCCAGAATATGCATTAAATAATTTTCAAATTTACACTAGTGCTAATAACGCTCCAGGAAGTTATACTGAGTACTCTGGAACTTATAACGTTGTAAATAACCAAATAACCTTTACATCAGCACCTGCCGCTAATACGTATATAGTAGTACAGTTGAAATCTTTAGACGGCGGTAACTTTGGCAACAAGCAAGCTATAGGAACAGCTGTTCAAGAAAATTATGGTAGTTATGGTTATACTTCTTTAAACAATATTATAAACGGATTTATAGCTACTTATGTAGGAGAACATAAATTAATACCAGACGTAAAAAGAACAGATGTAATATTCCACGCTAAAAGAGGTTTGCAGGAATTTAGTTATGATACTTTAAGAAGTATTAAGTCCCAAGAATTGACTATACCTCCTAGCTTGAGTGTTATAATACCTCAAGACTATGTGAATTACGTTAATATATCTTATATAGATGCTTTAGGTGTTAAACACCCTATATATCCTGCAAATAATTTGACTATATCTCCTTATGAAGTGCCAATTCAAGATGGAGACGGAGACCCCACTCAAGATTACTTTGGGGACAATTTAGAGGGCACATCCATAACGATGGAAAGATGGGCAGAGGCTAATGATAATTTGCTTAACGGAAATATTAGCGCTAGAGATTATTGGGCTTATTCAGGCTGGCTAACAGGTAACCCAATCTTAGGGGAACGATACGGAAACAACCCTCAGTACACTCAAAGAAACGGTTGGTTTAATATGAACGAAAGAGACGGGACAATAGCTTTTTCTTCTAACCTAAAGGACCGCTTAATCGTGCTGGAATATATTTCAGATGGGTTAGCTTACGAATTGGATTCAAGAATCCCTAAGATGGCTGAAGAAGCATTATATGCTCATATATTATATTCTATATTAGCGTCTAGAATTAATCAGCCTGAGTACGTTGTACAAAGATTAAAAAGAGACAGATCGGCTAAGCTAAGAAATGCAAAAATAAGATTATCAAATGTTAAGCTTGAAGAGATTGTTCAAGTAATGAGAGGTAAATCTAAATGGATTAAATCATAATTAAATGGCTCAACAAATAAAAAACACATTTCTAAAGTCTAAGATGAATAAAGATCTTGACGATAGAATATTGCCTAACGGCGAGTATAGAGATGCTCGGAATATATCTGTTGGTAGATCCGAAGACGACGACGTGGGCGCCATTAGAAAACGTATAATAGGCAATAATCTTAGTTGCTAGGAACAGATGTTGGCAATGGGCTTACTGTAATAGGTATAAAAAGTAGCAACTCTACGGATCAAATATTTGTTTTTCTAACAGATTACACCGATCCTAACCCTTCTAGCGCCTACGGACGCTCCATCTACCTCTAAACACTACATTTACGTCTATACGACAATACTTCGGGAGATTATACCCTTTTAGTCCAAGGCGAATTCTTAAACTTTTCCACGACTAATCGTATAATAGGTATAAACTTAATTGAAAATCTATTATTTTGGACGGACAATAGAAACCAGCCACGTAAAATAAACATTGCACTATTTACGAGCAATACTAATGGCGCAAGGTCTTCCAGCACTTCTACGCAAGAATACTACACGCAAGAGCATCAAATTTCTGTAGCAAAGTACAGTCCTTACCAGGCCATACAGCTGTACAATAGAATAGATTTAGTGGTTAACACATCTACAACAGCGTACTTTCAGGTAGCTGGAAATCAAGTTTCAGCATTAACTCCATTTATAGGGGCAGCCGTTGTTTCTGCTGAACAAGGTACAGCTATAACAGGGCTAGACCATCATATAAAGGTAACCGGCGTACAGCTTGTACAGGTGCAGTAATACCCGAAGTATCCGTCTCTCCTAGCTTTGGAACGGCTTTGACTGCTAATACTTACGTTTCTTTGATTATTTCCACTATGACCAATAAGACTGGCGATTCGGATTGGCCAGGGTGATCCAGACTACTTAGAAGATAGATTCGTTAGGTTTAGTTATAGATTTAAGTATGACGATAACGAGTATTCTTTAATGGCGCCTTTTACTCAGATTGCTTATATCCCAAAGCAAAATGGATATTTTTTAAACGGTGATGAAGATGCAGCATATCAATCTACTATAGTTAATTTTATGGAAAACCAAGTTCAGAATATAGGACTAGTTATTCCATTGCCAACTAATGCTAATAGAATAGTACGCGATTATAAAATAAGTGAGGTAGAAATATTATTTAGAGAGAGCGATAGCTGTTGCGGTTAAGGTTTTGGAAAGCGTAACTGCTGGCGAAATTTCAGGGGCTAGTGGCAGTTGATAATTATTATACTTACGACTACCAGTCAAGAAAGCCTTACAAGACCCTGCCAGAAGCTCAAACGGTTCGTGTTTATGACAAAGTGCCCGTAAGAGCGTTCTCTCAAGAAAGTTCCGGTAATAGAATTATATACGGTAACTATAGAGACCAGCACACTCCGCCTTCGAGCATAAACTACAACTGTAGAATATCTACAAAAAAGTAGCACAGGCAAGTACAATAACTGGATTGAATACCCTAATCATTCGGTTAAAAGAAACAGAAATTATCAAGTAGGGTTTGTGCTGGCTGACAAGTTCGGTAGACAATCTCCTGTTTTATTGTCTTCCGTGGATAATGGAATTACTAGCGGCGGCCAATTTTATTCGGGATCGACAATATATAGCCCTTACGATATTGCCGCTACGGATACAAGATGTTCAAGAATTGGTTTGGAGACGCTATAATGGTATTGGTGAATTCAGAAGTATCTTCAACTAGAAATCTGTCAGAAGGAACCCCTGGACTTATACGCTGTGAAGCAAAATGCGGCTACATCTACTGCAGAGGGTTACGCCACCACTAGTCAGCCGTTATAGTAGATGATGACACTTATACTTTTAAATTAGACGAAACTAATTTCGCAAACAATAACAATATACCGAGAATAGGAGACTATTTAAGAGGAGCTTACGAAGATTTTGTTAAGGTAACAAATATTGTAGAAACAAACCCTGCGCAAAATTTGTATGAAGTTACTACTACAGGTAGAGTCAACGACGTTTACCTTCGGGCTGACAATTTGCCTTCTAATACCGCCGATTTAAAATTTGCTTATACCATAAATGATTTGGGTTGGTATAGTTATAAAATAGTTGTAAAACAAACCGAGCAAGATTACTACAATGTGTATCTGCCCGGAATACTTAATGGATACCCTGGGCAGTCCGGGGCTGTTAACCCATCTGGCTCTGATACACCTGGTGGAATTGACAATGGTTTATTCCCTACAGATGAAACCAATCTCACTGCGTTTGCAGTATTATTTAACGATAACATTAATAAAATACCCAGAGATTTAGCGGAGGTAGGGCCTGATCAAAAACAATATAGGAGCTCTGTTACATTGTATTTGGTAGGGTAACTAATTTAATGACTACATCGAGTACCTGCTCCGCCGTTTGGAAATCCTTCAACGCCTTACAACAGTCAATATTATGCTAGAATTAATTCGGAAGGCAAAACGGCAATATCGCATACATCGACAGCTATAGCTAGGGCCAAAGAAGTAAATATGGGGTATGCAGATTTATCAAATGATTTTCAAGCAAGTCGCCCTCGAATCCAAAAACAATTACTGGGGGAGGAAAAGGAGATGAAGTTTTTTATCAAATAGATACTAACCCATTAATTACTAGAATTTCTACAGTGGATAAGCCTATAGGGGCTACTGCGTTAAATGAAACATCAACTTCGAGCAACGATAATGTTCCTACAGGGACTGCTAACATGCTCCCTTACTTGGCAATATACGAAACCGACCCCGTGGAATCATTGCTTGATATCTACTGGGAAACAGCTAGCGAGGGGTTAATAGTAGACTTAAACGCGGATGTTCTTTCCGGTTCAGGGGGAGCTACTTCTTTTAAAGATGTGACTTGGGTTATTTGACTGAGGCAACGACTCCTGCTGGAAGTTTTGTGACTACATCGTTTTTTGAACCTGTTAATGTGGAAGGGGAGGTTTATTCCAATCCCTACGACCGCTGAGTTGATTTCTCAATTTAATACGGCAACGGTGATTCTGTGGAGCTATTTGAATTGTTTTCAGGAACAGGGTCCAATGCAGGCGAATATAAAATAAAGTACATAGGCGACAACCCAATGGTATTCGGCGCTGATAGTCGTACATTAGACGTTTATTCGTTTATCATAAGAGTCACTACAAGTGACGGTGATGTTAGCGATCTGACTCTAGCTGGTCAAATAGAAGGTTTTGGCGCTTTAAAAAATATAGCTCCTGACATACACACGTAATATCTGCCTTTCCCACTACAAAAGATACTAGGAGTAATTCTTCCTGCTTTAGGTGCTAGCTGGGATATGGGCAACAGCAAACCCTAGAAATGGTAGCGGCTACACGGCACAAAATAGATCTCAACTTGAGTATACTATTACCGGAGGCACATACCCAGATAATTGGGAAATGGATAAAGATAATGGTGAAATTACACAAGCGATTGCGGGAGATATTATTGGATGCGTAATATTTGAAGGTAATCCTAATGGTACATATACTGTAGACATCACCGTAACCGACGCGAACGGCGTTACGTTCCCGTCAACGGGGTCTAATGATTATAAACAACGCAGTGTTACTACGGACTACATCTATAACTATAGGTTATGCCTCTGTTAATGCATCAGCAAAAAGCGGAACTTGTACTGTTAACCCTAATCCATCCGCACCTACTTCCGATGTTATTGTAGCCAATACCACACCTGTTACGGGATTGTGGTATATAACGGCGGGCAATACTTCTACATATCTTGATTTTAATAACTTTTATACAACTTACGGTATAACTGCTAACGATAAAATTAGAATTGGTACTGGGGCGCATGAAAGTGGAACTTTAACAATTACCGCTAATTTTAAACAAGAAAATTTACAAACACAAGCAATAGCTAGTAAATTTAAGCTTACTAATGTCCATTATTATTATAGAACTGTAGATACAAGTGGTAACCCTATCGGCACTTGGCAATTTATACCAAGAAGTGGTGAATTTAATAGATCAGGAATTAGTGAAAAAATAACAGCGCCTAGTTATAATGACCCTAAATACTTTGTTGGACCATTTGAGGTTAGCGGAGGAGCTATTAGTCAAGGCGATAGTAAATGGCTGCAGCTTGTGAGGGCTTTTAATTTCTTACAAATAACAGAAGGCCAAAACGTAGCAAGTGTTGAGTATGCTTTTGTAATAGAAGGTTTACAGCGAACAGCTGGAAACAACGATCAACCTATTGCTGGATGGATCAATGCCGATGATTTACACTACCCTGCTTGTATTCCGTGGCAAGGCGCTAATATAGCTTCGTCCTCTTATAATGGGACCAATAAAGAATACCGATATTTTAGATCAGCTCCAGGAGGCACTAGTCCTAATATAGCGCAGCCTAGTTCAGGTAACGTGTTATATGCTGAAACTCCTTTCGGAGAATATGTCGATCAATTTTATACAGACTCAGCTATGCAAAATGCTTATTTACCAGGAATTAACCCAGCATTTGTAAGTTTTAAACTTGATCTAAACTACGGCACAAGTGGAATAGGAGTTCTTAAAGATTATTTAGGATTTGCAATAGGAGATATGACTTGGTCAACTCAATTAAATAGTTCTGATGGCGTTAGAGCGCAGAATAGTGGGCCTACTGTGGGTGTAAATACAACACCTACATTTTTAAATTATTCCGCAGAGGGGCCAAATAACGCAGCAGGTTTAAGTAGAATAAATACCACACAATAAACATGGCAGCAAACATAGAACTTAAATACTTTAATACATTCTGGTTAAAAAAAATCAAGACAATAACTGATGTTGTTCCAGGTAAAACAGGTATAACATTTCAAAGTCGATCTGGTCCTGTTTTTACGGTGTCCCCGGGCGTTACGGAAACTCAGGCTAATGTAGGGCAAGAAATAACCATGAGCTGGACTTTTTCGGGAACAGACTACACATTTTCTACTACAATCGTTAGCCGAGGTTCTGGAACTGTTACTGCTTTTACTGTTGCTGCAGTACCCTCTACGCCAATTACAGCTGGAACTCCTATAGTTTTTGGTAAAATAATAAATTTTGACAACATACCACAAGCTTATGCTTCTACTCCGGCTAGTGATTGGCTTATAGAAGAATCAAGAATACGAGGAGGATACAACAATACGTCGGTAGACTTTGGAGTTAAAGCTTATTTAGTAGAAGACGAACCTAAGCAATCTCATAAGTTTAGTGGCTTAATACATTCAGGTGTATTTAACTCTAGAACTGGTTTTAACGCAACTAATCAGTTTAGTGTAGGTGAAGATATAACAAGGACTATAGATCCAGCTAATGGTTCTATACAGCGTTTATATGCAGAAGATACTAACCTTATTATATTCCAAGAAAATAAAGTAAGTAAGTCTTTAATAGATAAAGACGCTATATATTCAGCGGAAGGGAATGCCAGCATTACGAGCCGTAATTTAGTTATAGGCCAGAATGTAGCTTATGCAGGAGAATACGGAATTAGTAAAGATCCTGAATCTTTTGCTGTTAATGGTTACAGAAAATATTTTACGGATAAAGATCAAAACGTAGTATGTAGACTATCAATGGATGGCATTACCGTAATATCAAACTACGGTATGACGGATTTCTTTAGAGATAAATTGTCTAAAGCAACATCTGGCAAAATTATAGGAGGATGGGATGCTCATAATAAACAATATGTTTTATGTATGTCGGGACCAAACTTAGATGAAAGCTCAGAACCTATTCAATCTTTTGTAACGTTATCTTTCGACGATAAAGTAAAAGGTTGGACTAGTCTTTTTGATTACAATCCTAATCAAATAATAAGTTTAAATAACGATTATTTTACAACTAATTCAGGTAAGCTATACCAACATTATACGTTAGCGCCTAACGCATCGGACAGAGCAGTATTTTACGGAACTAGATATAACTCCAATGTAACTTTTATATTCAACGGAGCACCTTCTACGGTTAAAAACTTTCAAACTATAAACTACGAAGGCGATAGCGGGTGGAGAATGAATAGCTTTACGACTAATACGGATACAGCTTTACCAATAACTGAATCAGTTTTTGCAACTACACTGGAACAAATGCAAAATGCATTGCTAATAAATAGGTTCAAAGTAAAAGAAGACAAGTACTATGCTGATCTAGTTAACAGTACTCCGTCTCAAAGCGGGGAAGTTGTTTGGGGCGCTTCATCTTCCGGCTTAAAGGGATTCTTTGGTGAAGTAAAAATGGAAATAAATAATGCAGGAGCAGGTAAAAAAGAATTATTTGCAGTAAGCACAGGGTTTGTGCAATCATCTTAAATTGAATTAAATGAATAATGAATTATCAATCAATTTTATAAAACAATTAGAAGCATTACAGAATGTGCTTATAGAAAGCAATGACGAAGAGGTTTATGGAGACGGTAAAAGTTTAGTCAACAACGAAGAGTTTCCAATAACAAATAATTTTACCGACGGGTTATATATGCGCCAAATGAAAATGAAAGCTGATACCATGGTTATAAGTGCTATACACCATACAAATCATTTTTGGTTTTTATTGTCCGGCAAAGTTATAGTACAAGCAGACAACGAAACTGTTGAGCACATAGCTCCCTGCTGGTCGTACTCCTTAAAAGGAACCAAAAGATTAATAAAATGTGTAGAAGATTGTATTTGGATAAACGTAATAGCTAATCCTTCTAACAATACAGATATGAAAAAAGTTGAAAATGAATTTTTTTCCATTACAATGGAAGAATATAATAAAAAAGAAAAATTATGTCAGGAATAGCAATGGGAATTGGAGCTGCCGTATCTATAGTAGGTGGTATAATAGGTAACTCTAAAGCTAAAAAAGCAGCAAAGCGAGCTGCTCAGGAAAGAGACAGGATTAACAAAAAAATAAATGCTTTTGAAAGAAATAGACAAGCGGTTATAAATCCTTACAGTGATGTTAAATCGTTAGCTGGTTTAGCTACTGATCTTAGTAGCGAAATGTCAAATCCTTATGCTACTTTAGGGGTAGCTACTAGCGCGGCTGAAATACAAATGGAACAAACTGATTTAGCTTTAGCTGCAACATTAGATACATTACAAGCTACAGGAGCAAGTGCCGGCGGCGCAACAGCTTTAGCTAATGCAGCAGCTCGTAGTAAAAAAGAGGTGTCTGCTAATATAGAACAGCAAGAAGCTCAGAATGAAAAGCTTGCTGCTCAAGGAGAAGCGGATCTGCAAACTAAACAAATTGCTGAAAAAGCAAGAATACAAGGAATACAAATATCTGAAGGAGGTAGAGAACAAGTGGCTCAGGCCCAAGGAGAAGCGTTTAAGTTTGAAGCTCAAGAAGGACGAGACCAAGCAACTCTTGATAGAATGGCTGCAGGGCTTACTCAACAGGAAGCTAACATAGCTAATGCAAACCAAGCAGCTGCCGCTAGTACATCAGCTGCAATATCTAGTATTGGAAATATTGCATCAGCAGGAATTGGACAATTGGGCCCGCAGTAAAAAATTAAAACACCGTAAAGAAAATAGGCATGAGTTATAGAAATCCACAAATAATACAAGACAGGTCTGGCGAAATACTAGCTGAAGGCATAAAGAGCTTCGGAGCTTCCATAGCTCAGGGTATTACCGTAAGAGGAGAAAGATTACGAGAAGAAAGAGAAAAAAGAGAGTTAGAAAATAAGCAGTTTAATAAAGATCTAATATCACTATCTAATGCTAAGGCTGAAGACGCAGCATTATTTAATGAGGGTATAAAAGGTGTAGGAGAGTCTATGCGCCAAGAACTATTAAAAGCCAATGAAGCCTCTTTGCAAAGAATTTACGAAATAAAAAAATTACAACTGTCTGGTAATGTAGATCCGGCTTTATCCGACGAGCTGGCAAGGGAAAAAATGAAAATACAAGGATATAATGAAATGGCTGAAACGGGTATTGCACAAACAGCAGTGTTAACAGATCTTGTAGAAAACTGGGACGAAGGAGGTTCAACAATATTTTTAAACAACGGTCCTGACGGAACTGATGCGGAATCCAAAGCTTTTGCTTTTGGTTTTGGCGGACATAAAGATTATGAATCAGGATTTAGATGGGAAGATGGCGAGATGGTTGCTTTTGCTAAGAAAAAAGGAGAAGGTAATCAAGAATATGTAATACCTAGATCTAGCTTTACACAGAGAATGAATTCGTTAACTAGGGAAATGGACAATATGCAAGTCAATGTTTCTGACGAAGTAGGCAGCAAGGTCTTTGATGAGGGAGGTGCAGGAAGTAATTTTAATGACTCTATAAAAACACGTAGCGAATATTCGTACCAAACACAAGAAGGTACGGGCAAAACTATGAAGGTTCAAACAATGTTCATTGATAACACTGCAAAAATGGATGAAATACGTAACCAAACAATTAACGATGTAAAAGCTAGCTTAGATGGGGTTGATGGAAACAAGCAAGAACTTAATCACTATTTAGATAGTGTAGCAGCTACACGAACTGTAGATGGCAAAGAAGAGGTGGTTGATGCGGATGATTGGTTGAGCATGACAGAAGAAGAAAAATCCGCTCTTGCAAAAAAAGTGGGGGATACTTTATTTTTTAATAGAACAAAATTAGAAGAAAAAGACGGCCAATATTTTAAAGTATTAGAGTCTAAACCTGTAGATGACCAAAAAGAAAGTTATGATTACATACTTAATAAATTTGAATCTAAAGAATTTAATGACAATAAAGAATGGGCTTCCGAGGTTAGTACTTTAATGGGCTATGGAGACGATGAGAAGTTTGAACTTCAAGCAGATGGTAGCTTTAAGGTGGAAACCAAAGAACGGGAAGAACCTGATTACAGCGGAATAACAGGAAATCCAGAAGAGAGGGAAAGGAAAAAAGCTGAAAGAAAAGCAAATGCCCCTTTTAAAACTAAGATTATAAACATTGACAGAAGAACATTGACTAATAGATTAATGAAAGGTGCAGGCTTGTCTTACGCGGATGCTGATAAACTGGCAGCGAAAATAATGAAAAAGAAAAAAACAAATTAAATAATTAAATATGTATAAATACCGAATAGGCAAAAAAGAAGTTGTATTTAATTCCCCAGAAGAAAGAGAAAAAGGATTAGCAGAAGCTGAGGCAGCAGGGTTAACCATAGAGCTTATATACGATCACAGTGAAGAAACTGGTGATGGTTCTTTTAATATAAAAGATGATTGGGAAACTGATGATTTTACAACCGGTAAAGATTTAGATAAGGTTTTTCAAACAGATGCTGCAGAGGGTGCGGATGTGGTGTCAGAAACTACAGCACAAGATACGGAATTATCCTTGGAGGATGGTTCTTCGGTATCAATAGAGCCTCTTGAAGGTGATGATTTAGCAGTTATAGAGGGATCAGACCCTATTACTGAAACTATAAAGTTTGCTAGTCTTCCTGAAGAGGTTAAAAAAGAAACAAGATTCCAAGCGGGGATAGCTAACACCATTGCAAAAACTTTCGTGGAAAGAGATGTTTTTCAATTAGAAGATAAATTACCTGGTCAAAATGTAAGCGAGATGGATAAAGAGGGTAAGCTAACTATGCTAACTTCCGAAGCTATCAACAATTATTTTGCAAGTCAGCCAGGCGAAACTTTATTAGACAACGAACAAATAGATGCAATAGCTTTTAATATTGTAAACGATTTAAAGCAAGCTGAAATAGCCGAAATAAATAATAAAAGCAGTATAGCTGCTAAAAGACTAAAAGATCCAGACGCTTTTGTAGCTACTTCTATTAATAATAGCTTTGATAAAATGACTAAGCCTCAGCAAGAGCTTATAGTTGCTAGACAAAATCTTGCAAATGCTAATAAAATATTTGAAGGCGAAGATTATAAACAAAGAATGGCTAATGCTCAAAATATAATAGATCTTGAGGAAAAAGTAAGTGTTGCTAGAGACAATTATAAAAAGGGAGCCACCGGTCTTTCGGATATTAACACTGGAAAACAATTAACGCGGCCAGAGCTTATTCAATATGAGTTAGAGGGCAAAGAAACAGCAGATTATTCTGATGAAATAAAAGATTTAATAAAATCTTTACCTACTACTAGCGAAAAGCTAAAATCTTCATGGATAGGAAATACTATTGAAATTCAAGAACTTAATGAAGAACTACAAAATAAAGTAACATTAGTTTCAAAGCCCGGCAGAGGCGATGGTATACAGCGAGAGTATACTTTTGAACAACTAATGAAGCTCAGAAACGCAGGTACAGACTTAGAAATATTCGATGTAGCCGTAGGAGAAGATGAGCAGTTAGCTCAAAGCATTAGCAACGATATGTTTGACAATTACAATAATCGTCGTAGAGCTCTTAATATAAAACAACAAGCTTTAGACGAACTGTATTTGTACGACATTGACCCTGGATCTGTTGAAAAAAAAGGTACTGGTTTACTTTCACAGTTTGAAAAAACAGCTTTAAAAGCTACCTTTGGAGATGTTATTGAAGATATTTACCCTCAAACGCAGAGGGATTTATTAGATGTTACAGAAAATGTATTTTCGGATTTAGGCATAGAGACAACTGAAGCTCAAAAAAAGAATTTTGAAAGAACTTTTGGAATGCAAGTTGCAGAAGGGGTTGGTTATTTTGTACCTGAATTGGCTAAGTTTGCTGTAGCTAACGCAATAACCGGAGGTGTTTTAGGAACTGCTAAAACAATGGTACAAACTGCTAATGGTTGGAAAGCTATTACTTGGGCTAATAGAATAAATCAATTAAAAAGAAGTGGAAGTACTTTAAATAAAGCAAAAGGCTTAGTGTTCGATGCTATCGTTGAAGAGATTAAATTTAAAGGAGTAACCGGTGGTGAATCTGCCACTGGAGCTGGGGCTGGTTTTGCATTAGGCGGAGCCGGGTTTAGAGCGTTGCCTTTTAAATTAAGCCCTAAAGTATTAAGCTATAGAAACCAAGCTGTAATAAACCCTATATTTAATAAAGTTGTAGGCGGCGGAATTGGTGGTGCTACATCTTCAGAGGTTGCTTTAGTTGTTGAGGATATGTACAAAGCAGCTACTACCGATAAAGATTTACTTAACCTACTTAAGAAAAGTTTTGTAGAAGATGCTGATGGCAACGATGTAGACGTTTTAGAAAGATACTTTGTTAATGCTGCTGTATTTTCTGCTATAGGGGTTACTCACATGAGACCTAAAGATATTAGAAAAATATCTACTGTTAGAAACCTTAATAATCAATATAACGGCAAACTAGACCTAGAAAACGCTATTAGAAAAAAAAATAAGGCTAAAGGCAAAATTATAGAAAAAGAAATGTCTGAGGTTGAGTATAATAATCTTATAGATAAAATTTTTCAAACGGAAAGTATTTTAGCAGTAGCTGATAAAGGTTATAATGAATTAGATTTATCTAAAATTAGAGAGCAAAGAGATGACGCTCAAAATTGGTTAAGTACAGATCCTAGCAAAAGAAGCGATGCTTTTACAGATTCCGCTCAAGCTAGAGCCGTTATAAATAAGTACGATCAGTCCATTACTAGAGTAAGATCTGTTATCAATAAAACATTAGAAAACGTTGAAGAGTCTAATATTCTTGGTAATGATTTTAAATACAAGGTTGTAGACACCCTTCCTGAAGGAGACAAAGGATTATTTCTTCCAAAGTCAAATGAAATTATAATAAATTTAAGCGAGTTTAAAGCGGGTGTTACTGAACATGAAATTAACCATGCTATCATTAATAAGCTCATAACATCTAATTCTGAGTTAGCTATAGGACTAAGAAAAATAATAGAAGCCGATGTATCCGCTAAGCTAAAGGGAATAGAATTTAAGCTAGGAGAAGAAGACTTAGAATTAAGCGAATGGATAGATAAAACTCATGCGGATAAAGACGAAAGAGGTAAAGCAGACGAGTATATATCATACCTAACTGAAATGTTTAATAACCCCAAATACCGAGAAAAACTTATTGATACTGGTGTTATAAGCGATTTAAAAAATTCTATTAGCACTGTAATGGAAAACTTTGGAATGAAACGGGGGAGCGTAGCAGATCGTATAAATTTAAATGAAAATAATCTAAATAGAGCTAGCGATATTCTTGCATTTTTTGACCAACTAAGTAATGGAGGCAAAAAAGCCAGTAACTGGAGAAGTAAATTTGATACTTACAATTTATTAGCCACTGATATTAAAAATTTAGAATTAGTAGATATTCCTACGGGTAAAAAAGTAGAGAGCATAGAAAAAGGGGTTGAAGAAGTTATGAAATCTAGTAGCATGAAAGAAGCTACCGAAGATTTTAAAAACAAAAACTTAGCTAAAATAAATGCTGAATTTGAAAAAATGAAAGCAGAAGGCCAAGATGCTACGTCTATAGGGTTTAATATTGGACTTAAGTTTCAAGATATAGCTAATAAAACAATGGAATCTTATTTGAGGGCTAAAGATCTTAATATTAATGCTGATACCAAATATGATATTGTTGCGGATTTAATGTATGAAGCAATACCAAAAGCTGTTAATGCTTATGTAGAAGGGCAAAGATTTATAGACTACGTTAAAGAAAACAATCTTTCTAAAGAAGAAGCAGCTGTTGAATTTAAAAATAGAAACCTTCGAGAAACTTCCGGAACTGAAAGATTTGAGCGTCTATATGGAATGGCTAAAGGTGAAGTTAAGCAAGCAACTATTACTTCATACCTTTTAGGAAATTTAACTAATCAATTAATAGGTGTTTTTAAAATGCCTAAATACGAAGGTATATTTAAAAATGTTTCTTTTGATGCTCAGAAAGTTGATAAACTACAAGCTGAAGGTGAGCTGGATATTCCGGTGTCAGAGCAAGGGTTTGTAGACACATCTTCCCCTGTTAAAAATGTGCAAAGAACTAGGAAATCTGCTGAAAGCATGCTTGGCTTATCTGAAAAAACTATAAACACCGTAAATAAAGTAGTTGAAAACATAACTAAAAAGCCAATTACGGACATTGACGCTAAAAGCAAAGGAGATATTGACATGGGTCCTGGCGGTAAAGTTAATATAGTTATGCTAGATAATAATAGAGCTCGTGTAACATATCCAGATGGCAAGAAAGAAATAATGCTGGGTGCTCGTTCTCCATTAAATATTATTAAAAAAATAATAAAAAAGTTTAGATCTGAAGCTTTCCAAAAGCTTCGGGCACCGAAAGCAACAGAAGCAGAAAAAATTAAAGCTCAAGAAGAGTTTAATGTGTATAGCAAGCTTACCGATTCGCCTCCTAAGTTTGTTAAAGAAAAGATATTAAAAACAGAATTAGGCTTAGCTGTTGAAAAAGGAATATATGAAGAAATATCTAAAGACGCGGGGGAGTTAGGCACTACAGAATATCAAGGTTTTATTGATAGATCATTTCCATTATTTAAAACTTATTTAAGTCAAAGAGCTATTAATAAAAGATTTCCAGATTTTAAAGAACCTTTGTTAGGGCCTGATGGAAAACAAGTAAGAGCTAAAACAGCAGCTGGAGCTCCATTGTTTCTTAAGAAAAATATAAAACTAGCGGAATGGAGAAAATATTTCACAGGTAAAGATAGTCCGGATTTACAGCTTAGAAGAACATCGTTACTAGAAGCGCTTTCTAGAGAGTTAGGTTTTGATAGGGTTATGGAAATAACTATAGATGAAGGACTTAGAAAACAATTAGAAAATGATCAAATAGCAGTTAATAACGAATTAGATAATTCTTACGTAGCTTTATTCCAAAAAGCAGTTGACAGAGGTGAAGCAAATGGAGGTGCTATGGCTTCTAAAGCTCTTATAGAAAGCTCTAAAGGGTCTGGTAAAGACTTAAAGGAACTTAAAAAACAATGGTTAACCATATTCGTTCCTGGAGAAATAGTTGACAAAGAAAAGTTGAAAAAAGAAAGACCCAACGACTATGAGCTTTTAGCAGATATAATTTCCAGAGTTAATGGGTTTGGTCTAGTTGAAATTCAAAAAGAGGGAGCGAAGTTAAGGGATCAAGGTGTAGGAGATTCAATAAATATTGAAGGAATTGAAACAAATCCCAATAAAACAATGTCCACCCGAACTAAAAGCGAAAGAGAATCCTTAGGTGAATCTATGGTTATGTTTGATAAATTAGCATCTTCATTTGTTACTGAAGCATCTACTAGTCAAACCAGCGAGGTAAAAAGATTGTTATCTAATATGTTTGGATTTACCAGTCGTATAAGTCCGGAAGGCGAACCTGTTAATGCTAATGAGTACGAAAGTATAATAAAAAACAATAAAGGTATAGCTGAAACAATGGAAGCCAGTCCGCAACTAAAAGAAGCTTGGACTAAGGCAGAGATATTATTAAAAGAAACTTCTTTATTAGGAGAGAACGCCAAAGGAAAAAAAGATATAAATGAAGATTTTTTAACAACTACTTTTAACAGAAATATTGATGCATTTATAAACAAATTTAACGAAATACAAGCATTACCTAAATTAAAAGGAGAGGGAGAAGTTCAAGCTATAAACAGAAGAATTAAACTTTTAGATAAATATGCTAAAACCCCTGAAGGAAAAGTTGCGATTAAAGATATACAATTTAAAGATGCTTTATTAGAGGCTTCATTGTTAACCTTTGGAGAAATGTTTAATTTTGGTAGCAAGTCACAAAAAGCTAAAGTTGCCGATTTACTTGCTTCTACTCTGTTAAACAACGATGGCGTAGGCTTTAGAGCATTTTCGTCACAAAAATACTTTGCTTTTACAGCCGAAGCTTCTTTAAAAAGAGCTAAAAACGAACATTTAGATCCTAAGCAAAAGTTTGGTGTTAGGGTTATGGACGCTTTTATAAAAGGTGATTTGTCAAATCCTGAAGCTGTTAAAGCATTAACCTCTGGATATAACAGTTTATACGGATCTGAAAGATATCAAAAAATAGCAGACAGTCGAATTGGAGCTGTAAGATCTTTACCTAGCTATAAAAAAATGATAGCAGCTACGGCTAAGCCTACTAAAAAAGATGCTAGAAGGGTAAAGAAAATGATAGATGGAAAACTAACATCTAAGGACCTAGATGCACTATCTAGAATATATGATATAACTACAGGAAAAAGTGCGTTAGAAGAGCTTATGTCAGACACAGCGGCTAATTTAAACGCTTCAATCATAAAGGCTGAGTCTAGTGCTTTCAAAACCAATGCAAAACTTTTTAAATCCGGTAAAATGGAGGAGTCTAATAACCTTTCTACCAAACAACAACTGGATCAATTAGAAAGTAAAATAGATAGAAAAAGACTTCAGATAACTGATGAAAAAACAGGTGAAGTAAGATTTGAAGGAGACAAAGAATATAAAACTAGAATGGAAGAACTGGAAGCTACTTCTCCTGAATTATTCTTACCTAAGGAGCTTGCCGGAATGATAGAAAGGAAAGGCGGCGTGAAGGCAGATGAAGAAATATCGGATTCTAAAGCTTTTATGGAAGGTAAGAAAAGACGAGATGATTTATTTTTACCATCTAATTCTGAAGATCTTCAAGGTTTACTATATAAAGTTTATGGTAAAGGCAAGCAAGGAGAAGAGGATATGGCTTTTATGAAAGAACATATACTTAGACCATTGACTAGAGCTGAGAACGATTTAAGTGTTTATAGAATGAATCTAGTAGTAGACTATAAAACACTTGAAGCTAAAATGAAGGAGCTTGGAAATAATAAAGCTGAAAGAGAGGCGGTTAAAAGAGTAGAAAAACTTGGGTATAACATTGACCAAGCAGTAAGAGTTTATATATGGAATAGGTTGAACGAAAAAATTCCTGGTATTTCAGAGGTTGAGGTTGCACAATTAGCAGGGGCAGTTCATAACTCAGAAAGACTTCAGGCTTATGCTAAAGGTATAATGAACATAACAAAAACATCTGATAAATATCCTAAACCTACAGCGAACTGGTTTAGAAGTAATGTTCAGTATGATTTATTTACTTATGCTACCGATGGTGTACGTGCCGATTTCTTAGCTCCTTGGCAAGCTAATGTGGATGCCATGTTTGACAAACAAAACCTGAATAAGTTAGAGGCTAGGTTTGGAGGCAAGTATGTGTATAATCTTAAACAGATGCTTAAAAGAATTGAGCGTGGTAAATCAAGGCCCGAAAGTACTAATGAATCTTTTAACAAAGCTTTAAACTATGTTAACGGATCTGTAGCTACTATTATGTTTTTAAACATGCGATCCGCAGCTTTACAAACTATATCTGCGGCTAACTATGTCAACTGGACAGATAACAATCCTGTTGCTATAGGTAAAGTCATCGCGGAAAACCCTGCTGAATTTATAAGAGTTGCTAAAAAAATATGGAGCTCCGATGCACTTAAAGATAGAAGATCCGGACTTAGAATAAATGTAGAAGAAGCTGAAATGGCTAAAGCTATAAACCAAGGGGGCAGAACAAATCTTCAGGGTTTATGGGATACTATGGTTAAAGTAGGGTTTAAACCTACTCAAATGGCAGATAGTTTTGCTATTGTAACAGGAGGTACTCCTTTTTACATGAACAGAATGAAAACTTATGAAAAGCAGGGGTTAAGTAAAAGTGAAGCAGAAAACAAAGCTTTTGAAGACTTTTTAGATGTCACTCAAGAAGGACAACAATCATCACAAATGGACCGTGTTTCTAATATACAAACAGGTTTAATGGGTAGGTTAGTATTTTCATTTAACAATACACCTTTTCAAATGTCAAGAATACAAAAGAAAGCTGCTCTTGATTTAGTGAATAGAAGAGGTAGTGATCGTGCTAATGCGTCAAGACTAGCTTATTATGCTTTCATGCAAAGTACTTTGTTTTACGGATTGCAGCAAGGATTTTATGCAACACTTATGTCTGACGACGATGACAAATTAACCGAAAAACAACAAGAAGAAAAGTATAAAGACTTTGAAAAAAGAGTGGATAAACTAGGTAAAAGTGTATTTCAAGGAATACTAACTGGCTCTGGACTACCTGGAAAAGTTGTAACAACTTTGTATAATACTGTAGACAAAGCAATCGAAGAATATGATAAAGGTTATCAGGGTAAAGACTTTTTTCCTATATTAAATCAAGCCTTGTCTATATCTCCAACTCTTGGTAGTAAAGCTAGTAGGTTAGGTAGAAACTGGGAAAGTTTAATATACACTGATTTCACTAAAAAAGGTAGAGAAATTAGAAATACTTATAGTGATTTTGATCCTAGAAATCCTAATGCTAAAGCTTACTTATCTATGTTTGGAACTCTAACTAATATACCTTTAGATAGAATTGTTACTAAAATGGAAAATATTCAAGGAGTTCTTGATGACCAATCCTCTGGTTGGGAAAAAGTTGCAATGACACTTGGTACACCTAAATATCAATTACAAACTAAAGAACAAAACGAAGCTGATAGGCAAGCTAGAATAGATAAATTTTATAAAGAAAATACACCAAAAGGCGATCGCGATTTTAATGCCATATCTGATTTAAATAAAAAAGAACAATTAAAGTTTATGACAGATCTTGATATAGAAAGTAATAAATATTTCAAAATTAAAAACGACGAAGAAAAAAGAATTAATTTTATAATTAGAAAAGGATTAGAAAAAGGAATAGACTTAGAAGTTGAAGCAGAAAAATATATAATAAAAAAGCCAGAAAGATCTGCTGAATATAAGGAGCTAGCTAAACTTACTAAAAAACAGCAGTTAGAATTAATGACAATTTTAGACATTGGTGATGAATATTTTAAATTAAAAGATGGAAAAGAAGAGGATCGCGTTAATTGGATCCTTAAAAAACAAAAAGAAAAATCAAACAATAATAAACAAAACTCTTTAAAATAAAAGCTATGGATATAAACGATTTGAAAATGGGATTATTAAATGCTAGCGCGTTAGCTGTGTCAATGTCTCAAATCGACAGCGTATTGAAAATAACTTTACTAATCGTTTCAATTGGTTATACCATAAGTAAATGGCACGGGGTTGTAAAAAACAAAAAAAACAAAAAAAAATAACTATGACTGATCTAAAAGAAAAATCAAAATTTAAAAAGCTACTTATTTGGCTAATGAGCAAATGGAATTCATTTATGTACTTACTAATGTTTAAAAATTACGATTAAAAATAGAATTAAACAAAACAGGCTACCACACCTTAAAAATTCTATAATAAAAAAGCCGCTACAATTAAGTAACGGCTTTTTTTAATTTAAGTAATTTCACATGCTCCTCCCGCACAAGCAAGTTCTCCGGACAAATCTGTTTCATCATCTTCTTCCTCAATTCTTGCAATGTCAACGAGTTTTAATGTTTCCATCATTTCATTGTACTTAGTCTCATCTATATCTTCAAAAGGCGCTTGAACATAAGTACCTCCATTGTAAGGTAACACGGATAAACCATTATAAAATTCTTTATTATCCCACATCCATTCACCAATCATATCCCATTCATCTTCTTTGATAGATACGGTAGCGGATATATTATGTGTATTCCTACCACCTCTGTGACCCGGTTTAACCCACATCTCAGATACAAATTTTACACGTTCTAATAATTCTACAGGATGTTCTGTTCTAAGCATAGATCCCTCTGGTGCTTTCTGTGGTATAGATATTACTGCTGTGTCGTGAGGCCTAAAGTATTCATCTTCAATTAACTCAGGATGGTTTTCAGCAAGGAACTTATACATTGACTCGTTCTTACCTACACGTATTCTTCTTACATAATAATCATTATGCCAAGCATGAATACCAGATGACGTTCCTAACGTCAATGATGTAGTTCCCGCTGGTTTAACCGTTGTTGATCTAGCTGATGGGTTTATACCTATTAATTTTGCAACACGTTTATTTTCTGCTTTAACAAGTAAAGCTGCTTTATCCATGTCTAATTTAAGTACTCTACCTGACCCAATCCCTGTAATTGAAACGCCAATTAAAGCATCTTTTTCTGTTGTAGTTCTCCATATATCTCTAAGATAATGAAAGCTCGTATATGAAGCCTGTAGCGTACCTATAAGAGCCGCGTGAGTCACACGTCTATCAAACTCTTCTTGGTTATCTAAGTCCGAACCATTAACTTCGCATAAGTTGCAAAATTGATATGGTCTAAGTGCAATTTCACAGCATGGATTAGTTCCCCAATCTTTATCATTAGTTAAATAAAACCCTGGTTCACCTGAGCCTGATAACTCAATACGTTTCCACAGATCCATAAAGTAACCTTTGGTTAACTTATCTCTCATTAGCACAGCTGAATTGTTAGCTCTACCCCGTTGTGGATTTTGTTCCCACCAATCACCAGACTTGCATGCAATCATTGCAATATCATCTGATGAAAATAAAGATATTAAAGCTGCTCTTCTAATGCCTCCTGCTAAAACTGAATCAGCAATGTGACATATAATATCATGAGCTTGTACTGTGCTTAAATAATCTCCATCTTTTAATGAATCCAATATACCAGTTATTTTTACTATAGCTTCTTTAAGAGGTTGGGGACCAGGTGCTTTACCTCCTGACGTTACTAACCTTGCTCCTTTAGCTCGTATATCCGAATAATCAAATTCAATTCTTGACGATCTTTTATTACCTAAATATGATTTCATCAATACTTTAATAGCATCAGCCCACCCTTCAATTGAATCCATTACTAAGAATCTTCTTGTGCGTTTTTCAAACGGCACGGTTACAGATGGCAATTTAGCTACATGATGTTGTTGTACAGAGTAACCTACACCAGTTCCGCCTAATAATAAAAACATCGTTTCACTAAATGCAGCTACGGATTCTACCGGTAAGTAAGCGCAATTGTATATCCTGTTAGGAGATATTTCGATAGGTTTACCGCCAAATTGTAAACTACGCATACTTGGTAATATATTTTTGCTATACACATCTTCATAAGCTAATCTTATTTCTTTTTCTAAGTTTGGAAATTTCTTTATATGCATTGATTCATTTCTAAACACAAGCTGATCCCATGTTTCACGACGCTTTGTTTCCGGTATGTACTTTGCGTATTTCATAAATACCGTTATGTCACTTAATATTCTGTTTGATTTGTTCATTTATAATACTCTTATTTTATATTCATCTTGTTTTTTAACTAATTCTTTCCAGGAGATCTTGCCTTTATTATTCCAGGACCATTTAACCCACTTAGCTATTTGCCGTTCGCCATAAGCTTTACGAGCTAATCGTTTATTGTTTCCTACCATCTAATATAAGTTTAATCATTAATGCTACGTCTTTTTGGTTTTGAGGTTTGTATAAAGTTCTAGTTTCATTATTTAGCGTACACCAAAGCTTAAATAACTTCCAGCGTAGTGGAAACTGTTCATTAGCTCTTCCTTTGCATTCAATTATATAATCCTTACCTGTAAAGTCAGGAGTATATTTAATACCCAGTATTTTCTTTTGGCCTCTGTCTTTCATATCACCTTTACCATTTGATTGTTTCTCAAATGATATGTTAGGGAAACGAAAACCTTCTAAAGTTTGAAACACTTCCTCTTCATACTTTTCAAATAACTTAGCGTCTTTTAAAGCTAAGTATGTATGCTTTTCTAAACCTGATCGAAATTCTATCCCATCCGCTGTAGCTTTTTTTGCACGGACGGGACCTTTCTTCTTTGATCTTTTAAAGCGTTTCATTCTTTACAAATGATCCGTTAATCATAGAGCCTTTACGTTTGCTTATAACATCATAGGCACTTTGTATACAGTCTTCAATTTCTAAGCCAGCTAAATGAGCTAAGTTAGTTAATACAACAACCATATCGCCAATACCATCTTTTAATTCAGGTATATCGTTTTTAATAATTGCTCTTGCAACTTCTCCAGCCTCTTCTTGCAGCTTAACATATTGTGTTTTAACGTCACCTTTTTCATACAAACCGCGCTCGTGTGCCCAAGATCTTATAGCTGGAAATATACATTTACCACAACTTGTAGAAACATATTCATAATTAACTTGCATCTCCATAGCTTCAGCTATATTAGCAGGCATATCTTCCTTAACAGCTTTAGCTAATGCCTTATTATACACATAACATCGGTCATTAGTATACATTGACGTTCTAGCATTATCTTTGCACCAGTTAATTAATGTATCATTAACTACAAACTTTTGTCCGTCATTTAATTCAATTATACGACCGCGATTGTCCATAAGATAAGATACTATTTCCCTAGCATAACACGGGAAGGTTGTAGTCATATCAGTAACATTAATTTTAAATTTATCTTTTTTCATAGCTTTCTTTTTTGGCTTTTGTTTTTTCATTAAACTTTTGTAGCTTTGTCTATCTATAGGATAACCATAAAACTTTTGGTATTCTATTTCTTTTTTAGAAGCTGCTGCCATATCTCTTGATACAAATAACAACTCAACTTCTTCAGGTTCATAGCCTTGTTGTTCAAAGACTCTGTCTCCTAAATCTTTAGTCATACCTATTTTAATTTTAGGTATGTGATAAACGTAATACATTGATTTTGTTTTACTCATAGGGTTTTGTTTTATTTGCCTACACTCAATGGAGCTTTTATACTAGGCAAAGGGTTATAATTATTTATTCTTATTTCATTTAATTCAGGTATGTGTAGGATACCAGCAGTATCATTAAACAAACCATAATCTAATTCTAATTCAGCACACTGAGGATTGTTATATCTTTCTATAAACTCATTAGCTTGATCAATGTGGTTATTATACAAGTGACAATCTCCCAAACTACCAATCAATCTACCTGGTTTTAATCCAGCTCCTTTAGCTAACAACTCTAATAATATTCCATACATTGCAATATCGTATGGTAAACCTAAGAATACATCAGCAGATCGTTGTTGCCACATTAAATCTAACTTACCATCATTAACATATACTTGGAAGCCATAATGACAAGGAGGCAAAGCCATTTGTGGTATATCAGCTGGATTCCATGCATTAACCATTAATCGTCTGGAGTAAGGTGTGTAATGTAAATCATGCACTAATTGATATAGCTGATCTACTCCATCAAAGTTACGCCATTGTTTACCATACACAGGACCTAATGTTTCATCTGTTCTACTTGATCTTTCGTAGTCTGGCCTCCAATACTTAACACCATTATCTTCAAGATACTTTAAGTCTGTCCTACCGTTAAGAATCCATAGTAGTTCAGTTCTTGCTGCGTTAAAGCTAATACGTTTTGCATTAAGGAGTGGGAATCCAAGAGACATGTCATGTTCAATAATCCTTCCGAAGACTGATCTAGTTCCAGTTCCTGTACGATCTTTTTTAGCTCTACCTCCATGAAGTATAGCTGATAACAGCGCTTTGTATTCATCTTGTATGTTAATCATTTGCTAATACTGATTTAATTTTTTCAACGTAATTAGCTGCATCTAACAGCTCTTCTTGCAAATGTTGTAACCAAGTTAATAAACTTGAATTGTCGCCATCTAATGTGACCTTATACTTATTGAAGCCAACATCTGATCTACTAACTAATTGGTCAACGACCTTCTCAATTATTGGATCTCTAAATTCTATTTCTTTTTTTGTCATTTGTTATATTTTTTAAAATAATAGTTATAAAATTCATACATCTTCTGCCACACCTTATTCCTAGGATATTCTTCTGGCGATTGGTTTATGTTCTTGTTAATCTCGATTATTAGCCACCACTTTGTAGGCGTTCCTCTAATAGTAGGCTTAGGATAAATCCTTATACCATTCTTATTACACCACATACGAGCAGCCTCATCGTCTTCATCTGAGTTATAATAACCCATCATTGATGCTTTTTTTCTAGGCATCTATTCCCAAGGCATATTCTGATCTTCAGCTGGTGTATGAGGAATATAACACCCACTATTTCTATCCCAGGTAAAATGACATTCAGCGCCGTTAGTTCCTAAGTTTTGAAACTTACATTTAAGTATCTTTACTTTAACAGTGTTGAGATCATAATTTCTATGCACTAATAATCCATGATAACTTGCATCATACCATTCACCTCCACCTTTAATAGAATACATGGTTGGCTCATCAATTTCGCCAGTCTTTTGATTCTTATACATTTTAGTTGGGTGAGCAACAACAAATACTAACACATCGTACTTCTTAGCAAAGACTTCGATCTTCGTTAAATAATCCATAGTGTATCTATTAACATCATCAGACTCAGCGTTAATATCTCTCACCTTGTTGAACGGATCAATAACTAGGCATTTAATACCTTTTCTTTTCACCAGCTCGGCTCCTTTCTTCAAGACAGCTTCAAGTGAATAGCGCTCCATATCGATGTGATAGTAGTTGTCATTACAGTGATCAGCAATTTGATTCCATTTGTCTGTATCAATATCTTCTTTAGCTGGCATGCCTTGCCAGTGTTTTCTCATTAGCTTATGAGCGTGGAGAAACGTCGGTACATTTTCAGGCGAAGCGTAAGCCGTTTTCCAACCATACTTCTGGTTATAGCCGACAACCATTTGATCGACAAAATCACTTTTACCGGAAGAAGGTATACCAGTGACAGTAATGAACTGACCAGTATAAGTCGAAAAAATATCATCAAAGTTATCCAGCCCGATTTGATAACCCGGAGTGAAGCCATTACGTACAAAGTCCGTAACCTCATCTTCGATATCCCTAAACGTTGTAACGTTCTCCATTGGTACAGGTTTTGCTCCTGTAATACGCTTTGATAATTCTTCTTTTCCATGTTTTATTAAGTATTCATTAGCATCTTTACAGTCATCAAAAGTTGTTATATAACAAACTTCCGATCCCAGACGTCTAATCATTTCATTTTGCAATGCTAATCCGGCATCGTCGGTATCTACTGCTAAGATTATTTTATCTTTATCATCAAAGTAATCAATACAGTTATCTAAATAGTCTAGGTTGTTTTGACCTAGCGTTGCACCATTAGGTACTGATATAACATTAGTTATACCTGCTTCGTGTAGTGCTAAAGCATCCATTTCACCTTCAACGATTACACAATAGTTATGTCCAACTATCGAATCGATATTATAAAATACTTTTTCAGCACCCTTAACTAGCTTAAAGTTTTTGCGACCGTCTCGGTATTTGACGTTCGTAAGTTGACCACCCATGAAGTAATTGAAATGTATAGCATTTTCTTCCTTCTGAGTTTGTGGCATCCATTCTTTACCTTCTGTAACTTTTAAATCCACTAATGTAGACTTTGATATTCCTCTACCTTTAAACCATTCAACAACAGCGTCTGATACTGTGTATTGTGAATCTTCTACAAATGGCTTAGGCTTTTCGTATACCTTTTCAGCTTTACCTTTTCTTTTATATGTATGTAATTGAAAAGCTGTATTACAGTTATGGCAAGTACCGATACCCCTGTCCCAATCATAAGAAGCACACTTTGCTTTCTGATTCTTAGGTTTTCTATCATGAGAACACAAAGGGCATATACCTTGAGTCTTCTCGTCTAGCTTATGTTGATTGTATACATCAATCTGAAAGCCGTTTATTTCGGTAACCATATATTATTTAATTATTTGAGTTAAAAAAAGGAGAGTACACATTTCTATATACTCTCCGATAAATTTAATTAGATTAGTTATAATCTTTAGAATGGCAGATCATCATCTGCCGCTGCTGGCGCAGCTTGTGGTGGTGGCGCTGCCGCTCCTTCTCGAGGTGCTGTTGCAACGTTCGTACCATTTGTCCACACTACTTTTACATTTCCTAAGTAAGTTTTATCCGCTTTTGCTTCTCGCTCTTCCTTAGATTGCTCTACAATGATTGGTCCATTGTCTCCATAGTTACCAAGCTCGTCATTAATAGTAATTGTGATTGGTAGATACGATCCTTTTTTACCCTTATAGATCTTATCTTTAGGGATTGCTGCTAAATTTAAATTAGCTTTTAAAATTGATGCCATAATTAATAAGTTTGTAATTGGTTAAACATTCTTGTTAGTTGTTCTTTTGTCGCGCCTGTGGTTCGTCGAATGTTATCGACCGCTTTGACGTGGTTCTGGTTTGTGTAAAAGTTACTAGCTTTTGTTTTTACCCCGGTAACTGTACAGGTTCTTTTGTTTGTCATAAAAAAATTAATTAGATTCATATATATTATATTCTGGTAGTCGTTTTTGTTATAATGTGCCAGACTTCACATAATCCTTTAAATCAAATAGTGGATCTTCTATTAAGGTTTCATACGCTTCCATTGCTTGCGCAACTTTAGCTTTGCCTCGTTCATAAAATTCTTCAGAGCAATCATACACGCCTATTTGGTGTGTCTTTCTTACATATAACTAAGAAAACTAAATCGTAGCCAAATATCTCTTTATAAATGTACGCTTGGGAATCATAGTTATATATATTTGCACTCTTTTTGAATTTGTTAATATCACCAGTTGTTTTAATATCTACAAGTAATCCTTGATCTTTATTAATACAATCGGCTTTACCTTTCCACCAAGTACCATCAATTTCTTTGATACCAGGTTCTTCATTAATGGTATCACCTTTTAAAAGAGATACACAGACTTCGTTGTTTAAGATCTTAGCAATCATTTCTTCGCATCTGTCTACTTCTTTTTTAAGTAATAACATTTCTTTACCTGACTTTGCAATAGCTTCCTTATAGATCTTTGTTGTTCTTGTTGTTGCGTCTACATAAGGATAGTTAGCTTTAAGCTTTTCAGGCTCGAGTATTGCAGTGTGGAGATACCCACCGATAAGAAAGTTAATATTCGTACCGGTCGGTTTTCCAAATTGCTCAGGATCATTTAGTAACTTATATATGTCACTGTTAGATCTATATTGTCTTCCCACACCATTGTAATACTCTTCATCATTTCGTAGTAATTCAACTACTTTTTTTTGTTCTGCTTTAGTCATTAAAGTGTTTCAGTTTTTACTGGCTTTGCTGCTTCTAAGGCTTTCTTAATTGCAGCCGTCATATCGTACTTACCAGCTATTGCACTTACATCGCCTCCTGCTTCTACAAATTTCAACGCCTTCTTATATAAAGCTGAGGTCTTACTTGTTATTTGCTCTTTTGCTTTTTTGCCTGAGTGATCGTTAGAAGCGTCCGCATCTGCAGTGTCATCGATTAGGAATAAATTACCTAAAGCGTATTTCTTTGCATAACTGGAGGCTGCTCCGTATTTTTGCGGCATACTCATACCTTTACTTAATAGGTCGACACCAACGATCGCTACAGCATGTATAGCATTGTCACTTTCTCCGTCAATAATTTTTGCAGTTGACTGCATGACCGGAGGATCAATACTAACCATCTCTTCAGATACAGTTACCGTTACATTATGTTTAATGCAAAACGGTTTTACAGCTTCCAGTATATCTTCTGCTGCTCGGTAATAATATTTACCAAAGCCATTGTACCTGGATTTTTTAGCTTTCATTTCTGCCTGAATAGTAGCTAGTTTTTGGGTTAAATTTAATTTCATTTATATAGTGTTTATTGGTTTATAATTTGTGAACTTTGGTACATTATAATTATTACACATTTTTCAAGAAATTAATTAAGTGTGTAACTTACAGGTAATCAACCACTTGTGACGGTGAAACATTGGCTATTAATTTGCTAATTGCTTCCTTTTTTATTTGCGAAATTCTTACGCCCTTAGCGGTATTGAACTTGAATACCTAAAAATTTAGCAATTTCAACTGGCATTGCATTTTATCACAATCAAGGCCAAAAGATAATCTTATTACCTGAAACTGAGTGTCTTTCTAAATGGGATTTCATTAAGCTCAACAAGTAAGCGTTTAATAAGATTTAAATTATATTTAGGGTGAAGTATCTTCTATCTGATGATATATATTTTCGCCGTTAGAATCTACTCCTGTTTCTAGCTTTATTAAATATGTGAATTAAAAAACATAGATACAATAGCTTCGTCACTTGTTTTTACGTATTTCATTTATCTTATGTTCAGGTATTCTCATATCTCCCCTGTTAGCATATCTATATATCTACGTATAGCTCCTTTTATTCTTTTGCTAAAGAAACTTTTTAAAGTTTTTTCAATGTCTTCAGAATCATTAAGTAGAGCCCAGTCTAATTTATCTATAGCTTTATTAACCTAGCATTACCTTCTTGTATAAGATCATTTATAGTCAGTACACCTGATGCTTGTTGTGACGTAGAAAATTTTCTAGCTAAGTTTTCTACAAGATACATAAACTTGATTATTAGCTCATTTCTAGTATATTCATCCCAAAATTTACCTTCGGGCATAGATAATTTTAAATCTTCTTTGTATCTAACGTAATTTTGTACGTTGTATTTTTTCATGTTATTGTATTGCTACGGATAGTAAAACCATCCCAGTTAATGTGACCCACATAAGTAGTTGCCACGCGTATATTGCTTTTTGTTCTCGTGGATTGTTTATTCCACCATGCTTTTATTTTCTTCATTGTCTTTAGTTTTACATAAGCAATATCCTTTGTCCAGCGTGCAATCGCATAGCCTCCATTGCATATTCTTATTTATTATATCTTCTTGCTTCAATTCAGTTAAACGTTAAAGTTTCGATGTTTTTTGCAAAAAGTTGTAGTTTTCTCACAAAAACATGTGATTATATATGTATAAACAAATTTTTATTGTAGTTTAATTTTATTTTTTATCAAAAAATATATATTACTAGTTTTAAATACATTTTGCATATTCATTATATGTCACGGGTTGATCTATTCATTTTCTCTTTGTATCTTTCTAAGATCACTAAGTTGTTTGAATGCCGATGCAGCCTTAGTAAAGTCTTCATTAACCTCATAATACTGGATCAATAATTCTAGCTCTTTAATTTGTTGCTCGTCAGTTACCATAATGTCAAGCCATTCTGAGGGATCTTCTTGCATAACTCTTGCGTCATCTTCCAACTTTTCAAATATTCTTTTTACTATTTCCGAGGACAAATCCTCTATTTCTTGTTCAGTCATTTCTATTTTTATTTAGTGATATTTTAACGTTTTTCCATTTGCCTAAGACTATATGATTGTCTACTAAGAAGTCTATTTTAAATACGAATCTTTTATTCATTCTGTCTTCAACGGTCCATATACCATTCATCTTACCAGCGTTTTCAACACAAACCTCAGCGCCAAAAGTAAAGCCAAAAGCTTCAAGATCGCGTGATACAGCCAGCCACCGGTGTTTACCTGGGTTATCTGCATCGATCTTTTTGTTTGACGCCGTGATGAGGGGTGTCGAGTCTGTTTGATGAGGGTACAGCGTTGTATACGGTGGCGGTTACGAGTATGTATAGCAACAGCGTTTTCATCGATCTAATTGGTATATTAAAGTATCAATTACATCTCTAGAAACCCAGCCAGCAACTTTATCATTGCCACAATTAATAAATTTGTCAGTAATAAAATCACCTTTAGTATTTATTAATGCAACTTCGAATGAAGTATATGAATCAGGTTCTAAGCCATTCTCGCGAGGGTTCGAGTATATACTATCACCAGCTTGAATGCTTATAGTTACTCTGCTTTTAGTTTTGAGCACAGCTCCAATACCGCCGTGAGATTGTTTGTAAATTTTAAGTCGTCTATAGTTATCATTAGTTAAATATTATCATAGTTAGTATTTTTAGTGGAACACGAGTCCAACTTTGTGGTTGTTAGGGTTGTACCATTTGGTTGCGTCGTAAGTCATACTCACTGCTATCGTTATAGCCAGCACTGTCAATGAGATCACTAGTAGAGCTAAAAATTCGGGTGTGGCGATCGGTCTTCTCATTTATTAAGTGTTTTTGTTTTCCTGAGTCACTGTATATAATATCATAGTTATCAGGTAGTTGTACTTCTTTAGTTAATTGTATCATATTAGTGTAAGAATAAAACTTGACATCAGGGTTATCTTTAGCAATTTGAATCCACTTATTTAAGTAAGATCTACTATAATAATCACCAGAGTCATGCACTCTTACAAAGTCGGGTTTCTTACGTCTGATCTCTTCATTCATTGTTGGTATGAATTCATCAGTTTTACTCAACTCATATCGCTTTTCAAAAGCGGGTTGGACGTTAGACCAGATGTAAGCACCTTTCTTAGCATAACAGAACTTAACACACTCATCAGCCATAGGACAAGTAAGTTTACCTGATGCAGATTTGTATGCGGGTATACCGAAGTTCATTAGCTTAACACCAAAGTGTTTACTAGTCTTTTTAATTTTAGAATTTTGTGTAAGTAAGTTCATATTGTTATTATTTAATTATATTATCTTTATAGTTGCGTATTGTATCTGCAACTAGACGTCATCCATCCAAAGCCATATTGCTAAGGAGATCATTGCTAATACTATACCAATTAGCATTAGTCTAGTAGCACCATGTAAGCTTCAGGGTTTGTTTTGCGAAACCAGTTACAGAGCTTTGTTAAATTGAGTAATAAGTTTATGTTCTCTATTGGTGTACATTACTATTCGCACCCTTTTATAAAGTCATACATAGATAACTCTATATTATTTAATTTTATTGATTCACCTGAAAATGGATTTTCTACATCAGCACCGTGGGGTATAATTTACCCCCACTTTTAATAAACCATTTAGGTAGTTCTTGATCTTTCATATTATACTATTTTATTAAAGTGTTGTTTTTATTATTTGTATTAATAAACGCACCAGCTGATGGCGATGCACGTAAGCCTTCCCACATACGTATGGTTCAACGTCTGATATTCGTAAGCAATGCGTTAGAACATTACAAATAATTTTTAGATCGGTTATAGTACGTTGCGTACTGAATTGCACTGGACTCGACGATCAAGTCTTCTTTAATTATTTTACTCATAGTTTATTCGAATTGCGAAGCGCAGGTGTATAGCACTTCTTTGTTAGTATTAGCACAGTGTGCTTTCTCATTAATATAATAGTTACGGTATGCAGCAACAGAATCGCCTTCAACTTTGTATTCATCGGGCATACATTGTGGCATTTCAGTTAGGACCAATATTAAATATAGGACCTGGTGTTTGTGACAATACGTCGCGACATTTAGTAATAGTTAGGTGTTCTTTATTATAACGCTTTTTATATTCTTTACCAAGAGCCATCATGTGAAAGTATAGCCAAGCGTAGTTTGATCGAGAGGTCACGTACCCATATAGCTGATGGATGGTTTTTATGTGTTAACTTATAAGGTACATCGATTTCACTGTCAAGCATTATATGTGCAGAACAGAGTAGTTGAGCGGACTCAAGGATCATTTTAACAACGTGCTTATTGTATTGTAATTGTGCAGCACGTTCAGGGTCGGAGTTTAAATAAAATATATTCATACAGTTATTATCTTTAAGTTAGTGACGTATTTAAGTCTGCGAACTTTATTTAGTTGTTCTATAGTTATTATTCGATCTAATATTTTTTGATGTTTACCAGTAGTATCTTCATTAGTATGTTTAATTTCTTTAAGTAATGAGGTATTTTGGTTGGCCAAACATAACCCTGATTCGATCAAATGCAATTCAACGTCAGCTTACATCGTCATATAGAATGAGTCGATCATTTGCTCTACTGCTTGGTCGATTAGATCTTCATCGTCACAGTATATAGACAAACCGTTGCGTATAGCATCTTGTAGTTGTTCAATGATTCGCTATTATTTTCACTGTAGATATACTTCATTCAGCAATACATATACTGTTAGGGTTGTGTGTACATACCCATACAGAGTAGCCGTCACGTGTAGATTCTTCGTATACATATAGATCTTGTTCTATCCCAGCGGTTATCGCTACACGAGCTTCGTAGTGGTTTAATACTTTCATAGTACAAACCAGATGAATCAGCCTCAATTTGTTTTTGACTACAGCCTAATTTTCTAACTCAGCTTCAATAATTTCATTCAGTTAATAGTTTCATATTTATTATATTTAAGGGTTTATTATATTATCTTTAGGTTAACGTATTTAATCTGCAAAATTATCAAGTGCATCAAGTATGTACTCGTAGATTTCTTTTTCTTTTTGTTCACCATCAAGTATTAATCGCTGTTCTTCTAGAGTAATACCACCATAGATTTTAGTTTTTAACGCTTTTTTAGCATCTTCAATAGAAAACATAAGGTTTACTAGTTTAGATTGGATCTTGTCGGTCGCCAAAGTATGGAGGGCAGGATCTTCTCTAAAGATTTCATAATCTTCATTCATAAGTTTAGTTTAAAGTTAGTGGATAGTGAGGAATCGAACCTCATACTCGTCAGCAGCACACCCGGTCGGGGCATCCATACCTATCCTCCTCGTAGACATTTGCTAGCAGCTTAAAGAAAGCGCTCGGTTATTTATTCGCTACGATAATGTGTGGCTGGTTTCTTCTTAAGACATTTAATGTTCATCCCAGTGTAACACCACTTAATAACACGTAGTTATCTTTACAAGTTCTCTTTGAGTATTTTTAGTACATGTGTACTTGCATTGTTACTCATCACACTCGTAGTCCCACCGTGCATGTAATTAGTCTGCAATCCGTAATACTACGTTAATATTTTATGTACTACACAGCAATGTACATTGATCCCATTTTCGCTGAACCACAAAGGGCTGGGAACTAACTAATAAATAATAAACTATAGGGTCATTTGCGTATAGCATACGCTGCCGCCCGAGCACATTCAGTTAAAACTCAAATATTTTATTTCTTCATATTCAATTTTATTATTAATTCGGTTAATCGCTCATGCGTCGTTTTTAAGTATTTAAGATCAAGCTCGCTTATAACATTATCATTTAGCCAATAATATCTTTGTTATGTATTTATTAGGTGCTTAGTCGCATACATCATAGACATTAGTAATGTAGGTATTCATCGGTTTAATTTGTATCATAGTATATATTATTTTATTGGTTACATATATATTATCTTAGGTAGTGCGTATTCAAATTGCAACGTTATAAATCTTTCTTGCGTATCCAGGTTAAACCTTTGTAGTTGAACCACTTAGTTACGCCGTCTCTATCATTGATCTCGTCATATATATAGGCAAACTTGTTTGGTAGGTTGGATAGATCGAAACCGACGTGAACATCACCGTTTAATTTTAACTCTTTTTTAGTTCTTGAAAATTTTATAGTATTTGTCATAATTATAGATTTGTTTTTTGGTAATAGTTAATTCTTTCTTCGACATCAGAGCGGGATATTTCACCCGCCATTTGCCGTAATACATCAGTAGTCATATCGATCTCTTTGCCGTTAGGGCATGTAGTTATAAACTTCATTATATTTGATCTTTAAGTACATCCGGAAATGAAGTAGCTACTCTACCTTCAACTAATTTTTCTGCTTCACGAGAAACATTGTGTATCAGGTTGTTAAGTTCTTGTGGACCATATAGTTTGGTATATAGTTCGCGGAATCCATCGGATTTAACACTTTTATTGTTTAGGAACCACGTTATTTCAGTGTCCATAGTATCAAGTTTGAATCCGGTTTTTTGATCACCGTATACGTATGCATATACTAGTACTTCAGCACGGATCAGGGGATCGACGTGTATAGCAACGTTGGTGTTCATGTTAAAAGAAATTTGGTCATTTAAGTGTACTGCTCTCATAGTTTATTTATTTAAAGTGTTAATTATATTTTTTATAGTTTTATTAGTAATATTTTCTAGGGCTTCCCAGTATTCGTCACCATCAAGGTCGATGTTTACATACTCTAGTTGATGGTTAATAGTGTCATACATTTGATCGATAGTTACTTCAGCGATCTGTGTTGCGAGGTGATCAGCGTTAGTTCCAATCACGGTATTCTTCAATTACGTTAGACATTTGTTCTCTAGTTAACGACCAATAGTCGACGCCAGGGTATAGACGGTTTGCGATGTTAAACATTTGTGTGTTACTCATAGTTATTAGTTTTATAGGTTTATAGTTCTTCGGTTAAGTGGTCAAGGGCTAATTGGTAGCCATAGTTTTTTGCCATTTGCATTAGTAAAAAGTCATTTACACCGTTATTACTTTGTGCAAACATATCTAGTACTTCTTCGGTAGGTGTGGCAACAATACCACGATCTAACATTTGTTGTTTGGTTGATATAAAGTCTTGTATAGTTTTCATAGTTATTTTAATTTAGAGTTAAACATTGGCATTTTAGGTCTGATTTCAGTGAGTATGGTATCACATGGATCAGGTAGTATTTCATAACACTGATTGAAAGAGTCATTAATGTATTTAACTTGATCATCGCTAAAAGGGGGGTTGATTTTAGTTAAATCATCTTCAGGGTGAACAAAGGGAATAGAGTTGTTGCATAGTAGTTAAAAACTGAATGGCTTGGTTTTTTGTAGTAATCATAGTTTATAGTATTTATTATTATTAATTTCAAATATATTATCTTACATAGTGCGTATTATATCTGCAACTATTTCGCTCTAATTTGGTCGGCACTACAATATGCCCACATTACTTTATTTATAAAGGTTATACGGTCAACCGAAACTTCCTCGATCGGAAAGGTGTATAGCATGGTTTCATAGAATTCCATTAACCCTCGGTCATTCTCTGCATACTCTGCTTTGAATACTTCGTATTCATCACCTTGCATGAAACTCATTCCGCATAGTTTATTTAGTACATTGTACTCTAGGTACATCCACCGATCATTCTCTTCTGACCATATATGTTTTATAGTAGTCACTCTTAATTCTTCTTTATTCTTCATTTTGTTGGTTTATTTTAATTAATACTTCTCTTACGTCTTCTCTGTGGTCGTACTGATCTAAGTAGTCGTATAATACTTCTTTTACCACATTCCATTGCCATTTTTCTATGTTCATAGTTTATTTATTTTTAGGTTGACAGTTATTTAAGGTCGAAAGCGTATAACATACGTAGTCGATCGAGTTCATTATATATTAATTCTCTAGTGTAATAGTAGTTACTACGTTTTGCGTTATAATTAGTGCGTTTAGTGTTAATTTGGTATAATCTTTTATTATTATGTTTTAGAGATACTCTAACATAACCGGATTTATAGGTGTAACCTAATCTTCCATCACTCATTTCACATTTAATTGTACCGTTTTTACTGATGTTTAATACTTGCATAGTTTATTATATTTAGTTATTATTATTATTTGATTTTATTATATATAGGTGGTCGTTTTTATTAGTTAACCCAACGACAAGGTATTTTTAAGTGTTTACAAGTGACTACAAACACTTAATATTAAAAGTTTTTTCTAAAATACCGTAGTTTTCACCAAAAACGTGTAATTATAATAGTATTTATAAAAAACTCTAATTATAGTGTAACTTAGTTATATAGAGTTAAATTAATCACTGGTCTTATAGTGAGTCTTTGACTCTACTTTGTTAGTTTTACTTAACTACATAGTAGTTTACACTATAAATACCCTAGTGAGAACCGTTTTAACAACAATTACATCGATTCCATTCTTTACCGTTTCTACATGTTTCACCTAACACATCGAATTCTTCAATATAGAAGTGGATCAAAGATTCTGCGGTGAAAAATACTCTCCACTGTGTGGTTTGTTCTATATATCCGTCTTCCCATTCTTCGACGTTTCCGTCATTCACCCAATTTACAAATACATCGACCATATAGTTACGGTTTTCTTCACTGAGATCACCATGTAGGTTGATCAGGTAATTTTGGTACTCTTCTCTAAGCATAGTTATTATATTTAATTATTAGTATTTTTTAACTTCCTATATATTATATTAAACTAGTCGTTTTTGCTATACACACCACTCTGTTATGTGGTAAAAAATCGATCTTTTTGGGGAAAATACGGTGAATTTGACTAAAGAACATAGGTATGCTATACACACAGTGTAGATTACTGTATGTTGTGGTTAGTTGGTTATATTATAGTTTATTTATTAGATCATCTAGTGTTATTTGTAACGATGTTTTAGTTACGTTTCCGTTTAGATACTGGTTTAGCTCGTCGATCGTAGCTAGGATTTCGGTTTTAATTTCTAATTTCATAATTATAGTATTTATAGTTTAATATTTATTTATTGGCCGAAGCCTAAAGCCTACTTTTCAGTAGACTTTGCTTCAGTAATTTCAGCTAGATGTCTAACTGTGCTTGGTAGGTTAGTACTTTGTGACCAGTACTTTCTTTTAATCCAACAAGCTTGTAGTTGTAGCTTAGGTAACATAGCTTCTAGTATAATATCATGATTATAAGTAACTTTTTGATTTTTATTATTTATAAAAGTTATTATTTGATTTCTACCCAGCCAGCTTTCTCTGACTACAAAGTTCTTTCTAGTGATCGGAGGCCAGATCTTAGCTTTATCTTCGTTTGACATTGTTTTTAAAGCTTTTTGCATAATTTCATTTGTGTTCATAATTTTAAATTTTAAGTTATTATTTATTATTTTTATTATTTGATTATATTATATTAATATAGTCGTTTTAGTTATTTTAATTAATTTAATTAAATTTAATATTTATTTTTATATTTATTTTAATTATTATTATTATTAACTACCCTTTTATTATATTAAAGTAGTCGTTTTTGCTATACACGTTGCTATACGCATTTAAAAAAATGCTATACACGCTTAGCCCTTGCGGGCTGTCGCGCGTTTTACGTTAGCTTCTCAGATACTCGTACTCACTTCTCAACTTCGCGTTGAACTCTTGTGCATTTCTCCAGAGATCCATCTGAGCGTCCAGCAGATCCATCTCCTGCTCAAAGCTTAGTATTTGCCAGTCTGGATTTTTCTGGTTGATCAGGTTGTGTGCTTCTTGTAATCTATTTGACTTCTTCATTTTAGTTTCGTATTGCGGAACCAGCTGCTGATCCCAGGTTAGACATTACTTCATTGATCTTTTTTAGAATTGCTTTCATATTATAGTTTTTATTAGTTACATTATTATTATTTTTATTTATTATTATTTTATATTTAATATTTTATAATTATAATATAATAATTTTAATTCTTTTTCAAAAGCTATTAAATCTTTTTTATTTATTAATATTATTTTTTTATTTTTATTTAATATTATTAATTTATTTTTTAATATATTTTTATTTAATATAATTTTAATAATATCTAAAGAATATAATTTTATTTTAAGCATAATATTTAATTTTAAATTTAATTTATTAATTTATTTTTTTAATTTTATTTAATATAATTTAATATTTATTTTTATATTTATTTATATTACTCTATCTTAGTTATTATTATTATATATTAGTAGTCGTATTTGCTATACACGTTCGCGATGCTCACGCCCGATAGTTCCCGCCGAAAGCTCTAAGTAAAACTCGCAATGCTTTCTGCAAAACTCAAAGCAAAAGTCAAAAGTTATTTACCTAAACTCAGAATCAAAGGGGGACTGGGTGAAATGAATTGCGTTTCCTGTAGCAAAAAGTTTTTTAAATTAAGCATGTAGCCCTATACCTCTTATTATATAATAACAATTTTTACCTGTAGCTTTTGGAAAAAACGTGTAATTATATATAACCATATAATAGAATGTAAAGATGGCTTGTAAACAGAAATTATCTCCTAAAGCGAAGAAGGCTAAGGCTGCTAGAGATTTGGCTTATGCTAAGACGGCGGATAGGCGTAAGAAGAAGGCGCATGCACAGCGGGAGCGTCGACGGGCTAAGAGAGGTGGAAAGAATGTAGATGGTAAGGATTGGGATCATAAGGATGGTAGATGGGAAACTGTGGCTAGGAATAGAGCTAATGATGGTGAAGGGACGAAGAAGGAGGGCAAAAAGAAATATAAGGTACCGAAGCGCAAGCGAAGGGTAAAAAAGAAAAAGAAATGAGTAGAATAACTACATACCGTAATATAACTTCTTTATCGATACACGATTTGTTGTTAATTTCAGACATGGGTACTATTGGTAATCCTACTAAGACGGTTACTGTTGGTGATCTTATTGATTTTGGGGTTGGTTCTGGTACGCCTTTGTATCTACCTATGTGGACTAGCGATGGTAATTTGACGGATAGTAACTTCTTTCAGACTAGTACGGGGAGTATTAGGACGGATGACAATACCTTATTGGGTTTTGGTAAGGATGGTGGTAGAAGTAATACAAGATTACATATAACCACTTTGAAGGATGGCACTACGTCAAACCCTCCTGGGGTAGCCTTCGTGGTGGAGGAGTTAACGCCTGGTGTGTCAAAGGGAGATTCCAATGTTCTTATGGCTATGACTATGGACGGAGGAAACGGTTATTTCTATGTAAGGAACGGTAGTGCAAAAGGTAAGTTTACTTTTTACGGATGGGATGGTAGTTCTTTTGACAAGTACCTTACCATAGAGAATACGGGTAAGTTAAATATGGAGTCGCATCAGATAACTGGTGTTGCAAATCCCACGAGTGCCCAAGATGCGGCTACTAAGGCTTATGTTGATGCGCAGTTTACCGGTAATGTAGATGGGTCTGGTACGGCTGGGTTTATACCTAAATGGAGTGATACAGATACTATAACAAATAGTATAATGCGGGAGAGTGGGACGGTTGTTTCTATAGCAGGTAGTGTACAGATTGCGGATGACACTGCGGCCGCTTCGGCTTCCAAGGCGGGCACATTTAGGTACAGAACAATAACTTCTGGTTCTACATTAGCATCGCTATGCGAAATGTGTATGCAGACAGGAGGAAATACTTACGCTTGGGTAACGATAGTTTCGCATACTTGGCCAAACGAGTAAATATAATATTAAAGCAAAACAATGGGATACGGAAAAACATATAAAACTAAATGGCTTGAGGATTTAAGTGGTAACCAAGGTACTGCTAATCAGGTCCTGATTTCAACATCGTCAGGTATTGCTTGGGCAACGGCTTCCACTATTATAGGTGGCCCTTACCTACCACTTTCTGGTGGTACAATGACTGGTAATACCACTCATGGAGATAATGTGAGATCTCTTTACGGAGCAAGCAGCGACATGCAAATATACCATGACGGGTCTAATAGTTATGTTAGGGATGTAGGAACTGGTAGATTGTGGATAGATTCAAATGGCCAAGGAGTGAGTATTATATCTGATGGTAGCGGTTCAACACCAATGGCTCATTTCTATAAAGATGGAGCGGTAGAACTTTATCACAATAATGTAAGAAGATTTAGAACAAACGATTTAGGTGGAGTAAGTATCGATCATACTAGCGGCAGTCTTGGAAACAGTTTTTTCGGAGGAGTTAGTGGAGCTAGTAACGGATTCCAAATTGCTAATTCGAGTAGTAATGAAATTACTTATACATTTCAGAACGGGAGTAATTCTCAAGTTTTAAAGATACTAAATAACGGCAACGTTGGGATTGGTACTACTAGTCCTGATGAAAAATTAAGAGTTGATGGTAATATCAAATCTGCTGGAGATTTTATAGGTGCTGCTTTAAAGTTAGGTTTTGCTGGTTCTGCAAATATAACTACAAATGATACTAATGAAGATTTATTAATAAACCCTAACGGAAGTGGAGATATACTAATGCATACAACTTCCACAGGCAACGTAGGTATAGGGACTAGTAGTCCTATTGCTAAGTTAGAGGTTGATGGCGATATACACCCTGCGTCAAATGTTTCTTATAGTTTAGGCTCATCAGCAAAATCATTTCTATTTACAAATACCTATGCAGTTAGTAGCGCAGGGAACTTGCAGCTCCTTGCAGGAGGCTCAGAAGCTATGCGCATAATCTCCTCAGGTAACGTAGGAATAGGGACTACATCTCCTTTAGCAAAAACTCACATATCAGCTTCCGGAAACTTGGCTATTCCGGGATTAGATGCAACATTAGGAACTGCAACATCTTTAGCTATTGGTAATAACGGAGGAACTGTTGTTTTAGCTGCCGGTGTAAGTAATACAAACGTATCTTGGTTACAAGGTAGACAAGGAACCGGAACGGGTAATGCTTTTAATATTTCGTTAAACCCATTAGGAGGTAACGTAGGTATTGGAACTGCAAGTCCAAGTGCTAATTTAGATATAGAAGATTCTAGTGGAGTTACTGTTGATATAAACAGTACAAGTGGAGATGGATTGTTTAGATTCCAAAGTGCTGGAACAACAAAATGGTCTATGGGGAGAGATAATACACAACAAAATTTTGTTATTGCTAATTCTTCTGGTTTAGGTGTGTCTAATGTATTAACGTTGGCTCATTCTACAGGTAACGTAGGAATAGGGACGACTAGTCCTGGCACAGCCTTGCAAGTTGGTGGATTAGATGATGGTAGTAATTATGATATAACATTAGGTTGGAACGCTGTTAGTTCTCAAGCCGTAGGTACTAAAAGATCTGCTTTAACTTTCAAGACTAGTCAAACAGCAGTTAACAACGAAGACATATACAAGTGGGATATAGCTATGGTTACGGCACCTGCTACTGCCTCAAACGAGCCTTTTGGTTCTAATTTAGCTTTCTTAAGAAGCACAAGAAGTTCAACATCTGTTGATGAAACAACCATGATACTTACACAGTCGGGCAACGTCGGGATTGGGGTAACAAATCCTCAAGATTTCAACACTGAGGCTAATAATTTAGTTATTGGTACAGGGTCAGGAGCGGAAGGAATGACAATCTACGGAGGGTCTTCTGGAGGGTCTTATATCTATTTTGCAGACGGAACAAGTGGGTCTGCTCTATACGAAGGCTTCCTTCAGTACCGACATTCAGAGAGAGCTATGCGTTTTGGTGTTGGTACAGGAGTGAAGATGACATTAGATGTAAATGGCCGCCTTGGTATCGGGACGACGAATCCTAAAGGAAAACTAGAAATTCAAAGGTCACAAGTTACGACTCAATTTGATAGAGATTGTTTTTTAAGACTGCACCCTACAGCAACAACTAACAGTGGTGGGTTTACCAATATGATGTTTGGAACATCAGCTACTAATAATTATGGAGTTGCCATAGGTGGTAAAAAAGCAGGAACTGGTGATACAAGTTCCAACAATAATCCTGAATTTTCTGTAAGAATATTAAATGATTCAATTACAGGAACAGAAGTATTAAATATAAATACTGCTGGTAACGCAACTTTTTCAGGGGATGTAAGCTTAGCGGATAATAAAAAAATAACTTTTGGAGCTGCTCCTGACTTTGAGATATATCACAATTCTACAACAAACGTAAACCATATATCTTCACTACTCGGTAGACAATTATCTATAAGTTCAGATGCAACAATTTTTTCTGGTAATGTAGGAATAGGGACTACTGCTCCGAGTGAGAAGTTGGAAGTAAATGGTATTATAAAAGCAGTACACACAGATAACACTTATGCAAAACTTAAAGGTACGGGCTTATATTTCAACAGAAGTAATGTTTATATAGCACCCGAAGGAGATAACGTTTCAGCACTTAATGTAGGTTTAAATGGTCAAAGATGGTCACAATTAAAACTTAATGCTGATACCTTTACAATTTCAAGAGCAGCAGTTGAATTTATGAGGGTTACAAGTAGTGGTAACGTTGGGATAGGAACTACAAGTCCTAGTGAGAAGTTGGGAGTTGTTGGGAATGCAAATGTTCTCGGTAAATTTGCAGTAGGTATTTCTGCTGCACACCCAAGTCTTGATTTTTATAACAATGGAACTGCTTATTTTAATGGATCTACAACAGTAGATGATAATTTCTTTGTTACTAATGGTAACGTAGGGGTAGGGACTGCATCTCCAAATGCTTCATCTTTACTTGATGTTTCAAGTACAACAAAAGGTGTTCTATTACCAAGAATGACCACAACACAAGTAAATGCCATATCATCTCCAGCAAATGGACTTACAGTATATAACACAACCTTAAACACTTTATGCTTTTACAACGGAACAAGTTGGCAAAAAGTTACAAGTGCAAATATGTAATAAATAAATTAATAAATAAAAAACAAAAATTATGATTACTTACGAATGGAATTGCAAAACAGTAGACTGCTATGTTGAAACGCAAGGCGAATCTGATGTAGTGTACAATGTGCACTGGATCGTAAACGGAGCTTCAGAGGCTTTAGATCCAGAAGGAAATCCTTACGTATCTACTAGTATTGGAACACAGGCTTTAAATATAGATGATATTACTGACTTTATACCTTTTGACCAGGTTACAAACGAAAAAGTTGTAGAGTGGACTAAAAGCGCAATGGGAGAAGAACAAGTAGCATCTATTGAAGCGGGTATTGCATCGGCTATTGAGTTACTTATAAACCCAGTTACTGTTACACTGCAGTTAGTGGATACTATGGACATACCTCAAGATTAATTAAAAAAAAACAATAAAAATGGGACAATACGCAAATCAGCCAGATTTTGGCACAGAAGCAGCTGCGGTAACTGCTAGTAATACTATAAGTAATGCAAAAGATTTAAAAGGTGCTTGCTTATACGTAGGAACTGGTGGTCACGTTAAAGTAATATTAGCGGGAGTAACCGGGGCTAGTGGGTCTGGTTTACCTACAGCTTCAGAAGCAGTAATTTTTAAGAATATACCAGATGGGTCATTTTTACCTGTAATAGTAAGTTACGTATTAGCTACAGGTACAACGGCTACGGATTTAATATCTATTAAGTAATGGGAGGTCAATCCATAGGCAATGGTATATGGTGGCCAATAACTAAAACGATTATACCAGGGTTAATAGCGAGGTTGTGCGCAAGGGCTACGTATTGTGAAAATAAATCTTGTACCACTGCGACATTAAAAAAATTAGAAAATATAACATAATATAACATGTCAAATCTACTGAAAAAAGCATCAATAATTACTACACCCACCGCCTATGATGACGGTAGAATTTTAAGTGTTAAGCCTAGCGAAAATTTATATGGCCCTGAACTTGTAACCAACGGAGATTTTAGTAATGGAACTACAGGGTGGAGTAGTCCAGATTATAATTCTACGTTGTCAATAGTAAATGGACAAATGAAAATTGTAAGCACCCTGTCCTTAGGTAGGGTATCACAAGCAATAACAACTGAAGTAGGTAAAAAGTATTTAATAAGTGCAACTACTACCAATATAGATAGTAGTACTGGTACTCAAATTAAGGTTTCTAATGCAGCTAATTTAGATGGTGCTACTTATAGTTCAGAATTTAATGCAACTACAAACCCTTTAACTATTACGCATAGATTTATAGCAACTGCAACAACAACTTATATAGGAAGTTCGCAAGGCTCAAGCGTTGGACAATCTGCTTTATTAGACAATGTTTCAGTAGTAGAAGATTTAAGTGGAGATTTTGACTTTTCAAGAGGTAGTGCTGCGACAAGAGTTAATGCACAAGGTTTAGTAGAAAACGTACAGATACTATCAAGTGAATTAGCACAGAACGGAAACTTTAGTGAAATAGGTTCAGAAGAAGTATCTAACGGAAATTTTAGTCAAGAGGGTAGTGAGTTAGTTACAAATGGAGATTTTAATAACGGTAGTACTGGTTGGGCAGGTGATGATGCAACTTTAGATGTAAGCAATAATACTGGGAAAGTAGTAGTAATATCTAATAGTGTAGCTGGTATAAAAACAAACGGGGTAAATAGCTTTATTCAAGGTAAACAATATAAATTAACTTTTGATATTGTTAGTGCAACTGGCGGGTTAGTCAGTGGTACTATAAAAGAATATTCTAATTCAAATATTGTAGGTTCTTGGAATGGGATAGGCAGCTATACTATTTATTTTACATACCAAAGTTCATCATCGCAATTAAGATGGTTAAGTTCATCAAGCGTTGGGGATATATTAGAAATAGACAACGTATCAGTAAAAGAAGTCGGTCAAAATTGGACGTTTGGAACTGGGTGGAATATGGGAGATAGCAAAGCAACTGTTACAAATTCATCTACTTCAAGTATTTATCAAGATGTTTTGAATACTTCAAAATCATATAAAGTTACGTTTGAAATAACAGAAATAACAAGTGGTGGGTTAAGAATTGGAATAGGTCAAAATTTTAGTGATTATTTTACACAAGTTGGAACTTATACTTATTATGGACAATCATCCCTTGATACTCTTCTTAGAATAAATCCATCAAGTGGAACAAACGCTTCAATAGACAACGTATCAGTAAAAGAAGTAGGGCAAGATTGGGGCTTTACAAGTATTAAACTTATAGGAGCCAATACCTTTAAAAATACTGGTACTAATGGTAAACTTCAACAATCATATGCAAGTATTGTTGGTGCTAAATATAGACTTTCCTTTACTATAAATAGCGGAAATTGGAATGTGGTTGCTTCAACAGTTAATAATACTGCTGGAATTATTGAACAAACTGGAACAACATCAAATTCTGGAACGATTGAGTTTATAGCTGCTACAACAACAACATACATACTTTTATATAATATAGGTGCATCTGGTACAGAAGCAAGTATAACAAATATATCATTATTGCAAGTAACAGATGATACAGACTTACCAAGAATAAACTACGAGGGTTTCAGTTATCAAGATGTATTGGGGAGTGAACTTATTACTAATGGAGATTTTGCAGTAGACGGCAGTTGGGTTAAAGGCACAGGTTGGACTATAAGCGGTGGAAGTGCAAACGGCAGTAGCACAACTAGCGATTTATATCAAGAAAATGTAGTTGTAGCTGGTAAAAAATATAAAGTTACATACACTATTTCTAATTACGTTAGTGGCTCTGTAAGGGTTGAATTGCCAAATAATTCTTCCGCCGGAACAGAAAGGTCTGCAAATGGTACTTATACAGAAACAATTTTATCTGGAGGTACACTCGTTTTATTTGATGCAAGAACATCTTTTACTGGCTCAATAGACAACGTGTCAGTTAAAGAAATAACTGGTCAAGAAGTAGTGCCTAATAGTGGATGTGGAAGCTGGTTATTTGAACCACAGAGTACTAATTTAATAACTTATTCAATCGAATTAACAAATAGTAGTTGGGTAAAGACAGGTGTCTGGAACTGGCATCTGCTCCAAGTGTAACATCTAATTATTCTATTTCTCCAGATGGAACACAAAACGCAGACAGAGTTATTTTTAATTTAAACGGAGGTTCTGCGAATGCAGATGTTTCTCAAGTTTCTGCAACTCTTGGTTCAGTATCAAGTGCAAGTTATACTAATTCAGTTTACATAAAATCAAATACTGCAAATGATTATGATTTAGTTATCACTAAACCAAGTGGTGGTCACGTATGTACTAAAACCATTACTACTACAATGGCAAAGATTTGATACTACTGATACGAAGCGTAACTAATATAAGTATTAGAATTAGATTGAGAGGAGATGAATCAACATCTGATTTTGCAGATGTTTCTATTTGGGGGGTGCACAATTAGAAGAAGGCGATTACCCTACATCGTATATTCCTACATCTGGAGGTACAGTAACGAGGGCGGAGGATACTTGTAAACGCTGGTAATGACCAAGTATTTAATTCAACAGAGGGAGTATTGTATGCGGAGATAAGTGCCTTTGCGGATAATTTTGCAAAATAGATATATAAGTATTTGTGATGGAACTTTTGATAATGCGACATATATTATGGTGATGCAAGCAAATAATTTCCGCCCGTTTTAGAAGTGGTGGGGGAAGTTGTTAGCAATATGTTTTTCGCAGTTTCAAATATAACGGCATTAAATAAAGTAGCTATAAGTTGGAAATTAAATGATTTAAATTTTTTGTTAATGGTGTTGAAGCAGAGGATTAAATACAAGTGGTGTATTATCACCTACGGGTTTAAATACATTAGGTTTTCAGCAGACGAGGAGGAATGCCATTCTACGGAAAAACAAGAAATTTAAAAGTTTACAACACCGCATTAACAGACGCAGAATTAATCGCATTAACAACAATTTAAAAAAATAATTATGAATATTTACAAAACAGTATTTGATACTGAAGAACAAGGAAAAGAAGTTTTAATCGAAAAAGGTGTATGGGAAGAAGTAATCAGACGAAAATGGCGTTACATCTATGCAATATATCAACGGAACAAAATCAGTAGTTGTTATTGGTAAAATAGTAGATGTACCAGCGGCTTATGATAAAAAAGGTAGGGTTATAAAACCAGCTATTTATTACCCAGGCCGGGCATACGATATAATGACAACAGATACATTAGATTTTGGAGATAAAGAAGTATATCCGGGAAATACATCTGCACATCAGTTTTATGGTTATCCACGCGGAGCGGAAGTACCCAAAGAAGATATAGCGGAAGAAGAAGAATAAGTCTCCGTTGTAATAAATAAGACATATAATTGTAGCTTTTACAAATTATATGTGATTATAAATAACTAAAGATGGTGTAACTGTAGCGGAATTATCCGTATTATTAGATCCTGTTGAAAACATGGGAGCATCATTAGTTAAGCAAGCTGCTAGAAGAACGGTTGCTGAGGCTGGAGATGGAACAACAACCTCTACGGTATTAGCACATGCAATATTAAAGGAGTTTGCTAAATCACCTATGAAGTTTACTAGTAGGGAAAAAAGAGATGCAATAAACAGCATTGTAGATAAAACTTTAAAGCATTTAGAAAAGCAAGCTAAACCGGTTAATGGGGATATGATAGATGAAGTTGCTACAATATCAACTAACAACGATGCAGAATTAGGTAAATTAATTGCTGATGCTTATAGAGCTGTAGATCTGACAGGAGTTGTTATGATGGAAACAGCCCAAGACGGTAATACGAGCATCGAAATAGTTGAAGGTGTGCAATACGAAAAAGGATTTACAAATAATCATTTTGTAACTAACCACGCAAGTAATACAGCAGAGTTAAGTAACCCTAAAATATTGTTAGTAGATTCAGCTGTAGATACTATTAGACAAATACAAACCATACTAGAGTATGTTATAAAGAATAACCTACCCTTACTTATAGTCGGTGATGTTGACGCTAAAGTTGCAGCAGCACTTGCAATGAATAAAAATAAAGGCTCTATAAAAGTCAATATAATTCCAGCTCCCACACATGGAGTAAATAGAAAAGAAATATTTGACGATTTAGCTTTGCTTACAGGAGCTACTGTAATAAGTGAAAACTTAGGTGATGATTTAGACCTTATTGATTTATCATGTTTAGGTACTTGCGTAAAAGCCGTATCTACATTTAAAGATACTGTTTTTCAAATAGCTGATGAACAATCAGAAGATATTAAACTAATTATTGAAAGCATAAAAGAACAATTGCTTATAGAGAGCAATCCCAACAAAGTAGTTAAGCTTGAAAAAAGATTAGCTATGCTAGCTGCAAAACTTGCAATAGTAAAAGTTGGAGGTAATTCTGAGGTTGAATTAAATGAAAAGAAAGATAGAGTAGAAGATGCAATATGCGCAACTAAAGCTGCTATAAAAGAAGGTGTGGTTGCCGGTGGCGGAGTTGCACTAATTAATGCAATCCGAAGTATAAAACCAAAGTCATCTAGCGAAGAGCTAGTTATTGAAGCTTTGTATTATCCTTGCAAAACAATTATGAAAAATGCAGGATTAGAATATGAGCCCATAAATAAAAAAGACTTTGGGGTTAATGTTGAGACTGGAAAAACAGTAAATATGTTTAAAGCAGGTATTATAGATCCTGTATTAGTTACCAAGTCGGCATTAAAGAATGCTGCCTCAGTTGCTTCGACTATTTTGTCTACCAACTGTGTTATGTCTAACGTAAGAGGATAATATGAACGCAATAGGTAGAAACATAATAATAAAAAAATTAAAAGAAGGTGTTACTAAAACTAAAGGGGGTTTACTCCTTGCTGAAACGCACCGTGAGGATATAAGATACGTAGAAGCCACTGTGGTGTCTACAGGGTCTGAATGTGCGGGAATAAACAAAGATGATGTTATATACTATGATAGGCACGCTGGCCATAAGATAGAACTAGATAAAGAAACCTATCACGTTATTAAAGCACAAGATGTAGTATTTGTTTTATGAGAAAGTTAACAGGTCAAGAATTAAAAGAAATAGGACTGTTAAAACATTATAGAGTAATACGAAGATGGGCTTGCAAAAAAACAGGTTTAACCGATGCTGATCTAGAACTTTTAATATATTTCGATTGTTTAGGTAAGTTTACAAGGAAAGACTTTGAAGATGGTATACTTATTTACTCTTGGGATAATAGGAGGTGGAATAGGCTGCTTAAAGAAGGCTGGATAGTCAAATGGAGGGGATACAACGGAGCTGATAAAACTTATAGTATATACGAAATCAGTTTTAGAACAAAAAATATAATACAACAGATTTATAGGATAATGCTCGGCAAAGAAGATATACCAACTTCTAAAAGACGTAATCCAGCAATGAAACGAATTTCTTACAGTGATAAAACTTTAGCCACTGCTATAGAAAAAATTAACAAAGATAAAACAAGATAATTATGTCAGGAATAACGTCAGCGGTTGGAGCAATGGGAAGTTTTTTTGCAGATAACCCAGCAATTAAAGCCATACAACAGGCTCAAAAAAGAACGGAAGCTCAACCAGCAAGTCAAACAGCCGGAGTAGCTGGAGTCGCTCCTGTGTCGCCAGCGCCAGCAACAGATGCAAGCGCGTTAGAAGCTAGAATAGCCGCTTTGGAATCGGGGAACAGCTCGTCCGCACCATCTTCTATGGCTCCTCAAGCTATGGCTGTTGGCGAAAATATTTACGGTTCTCAAGAAGCAAGAAATAGATCTATTGATCCTAACATTTTTAACAGAAGATTTAATTAATAAACGATATGGAATATACAAAAAACACAAATCCTAGCCCCCCGGGTAATAGCCCTAAGGGAGTAGGTGAAAGCGCTTTATGGGACGGACCCTTAAGTCAAATGGGAAGACCTCACGGAAAAGGATCTTCATCAGGAATAAAAGGAATGCAAGTACTAAAGTATCCTAGTAGCTACGAGTCTAAGCCAATCACAGAGTGTGCTAAGAAAGGGCGATACAATGAATCTTACTAAAAATTTTAACAAGTCGGAGTTTGAATGCAAGTGTGGGTGTGAAATGCCGGAAGAGGTATTATCTGAAATAACTAAACTTGCTGGCAATCTACAAGTCATTAGAGACTTTATAAGAAAGCCTATGACTTTAACAAATGCTTACAGGTGTCCAAAGCACAACAAAGAAGTAGGAGGCGTACCTAACTCTCAGCATATATTAGGTAAAGCTTGTGATATTCAAGTAAATGATATGTCCCCTAAAGAAGTGTTTGATACTATAGCAACCTTAATCGAACACGGTCATATATCCGAAGGCGGATTAGGATTGTATAATACTTTCGTGCATTACGACATAAGAAAAACTAAAGCCCGTTGGGATAAAACATCAGAATAATGGCAACAAAAAAAGCAGCACCAAAAAAACGAGGTAAAGCTCCTTCCCGTAAAAAATCAGAGGGCAACTACGCAAAAGTAAAAAAGGGAAAAGGTACAGGTAAGAAAGCTGGTGGCGGAATGACCGCTAAAGGAGTTGCCAAGTACCGTAAAGATAATCCTGGCAGCAAATTAAAAACTGCCGTGACTACACCTCCTTCAAAACTTAAGAAAGGTAGCAAGGCTGCTAAAAGACGTAAATCATTTTGCGCGAGATCCAAAGGTTGGACGAGTGAAAGAGGATTAGCTGCACGAAGAAAATGGAACTGCTAATATGAAAAATAAAAAAAATTGCGGTTGTCTTAGCAAATATATGAAGCCTTCTATTAAAGGTGTAAAAGGCTCAAAAGGAAGAAAAGGCTGGGACGCAAAACCAGTATTTAGAATAACCAATCCCGGTAGAAGATGAAAAACAAAACAAATAAAGACGCTTGTTATTACAAGATAAAGGGAAGCTATAAGGTATTTCCATCTGCGTACGCTAGCGGTGCAATTGCAAAGTGTCGTAAGAATAAAGGGAAAAAGTAATGGCTGTTCGTAAAACAAAAAAAGGAGCGGCACTAAAAAGGTGGTTTAAAGAAAAGTGGACCGACGAAAAAGGTAATGTTTGTGGATCTACAAAAAACAAAAAAACCAAAAAGTGCAGACCCTCTAAAAGGGTAAGTTCTAAAACCCCAAAGACCTGGAAAGAAATGTCTCCAGCTGAAAAGAAAAAAGCTGTAGCGGAAAAGAAAAGAACAGGTATGGGTAAAAGAACTTCCTCCCTAAAAAGAAAAAAGAAATGAGTGACAATCCTAATTTAAGAAAAAACGGTGGGGACGGAACGTTTGTGGGCAATGCTCTAAGAACTATAGCCGGCGTTACGCCAGATATACTTAACATAGTCGGTACTCTTACCGGGGCGGAAGGTTTTAATAAACTAAGTGACGCAATAAGAGGTAGTTCAAGTATATCTCCAGAAGATAAAGATGTATTACTAAAAGAGCTGGAAAAAGACATTGTAGTAGAACAAGAAATATCTAAACGTGAAGTTGAAATAAGTAAGCGCTGGGAGTATGATATGAAATATGGAAGTTGGCTAGCGAGAAATATAAGACCTTTAGTAGTTGCTAACTTTACATTCCTAATAGATATAGTAATTATAACTTCGCAATGGGGCAGACCTTTGGCTGAAGCATACTTACCTCTTTTAATGACAATGGGAGTTACCGTAATAGGTGGTTACTTTACACTAAGAGAGTACGGAAAAACAAAACAAAAATAAAATTATGCCTTACAAAAAAAAGCCTACAGCTAAAACAATAAAACAATCCCGAGCTAGAAGAAACCAGACCCTTGTCCCAAGCATGAGCAGAAGAGCTTACGACAAGCAGTTTTCTACTACAAAAGGGCATACTAATAATGCAAAAAAAAGAAAAAAATCATGAACAAGTACGACAAAAAAATGATGCATGAAAGAGAACTAATCTACGATGCAAAAGGACAACTTCACCGAGCTGACAAAAAATATAAAGCTGGTGATAAAAAAGCAAAACAAACAATGATTCACGACCGTGAATTAATATACGATGCTAAAGGAGCTATTCACCGAACTGATATGGCTAAAAAGGGAGGACACCCTATCCATAAGCACATGAGAAAATAACAGATAGGACTGTACAAACCTAAATAAACATAAACATAACCATAAACAAAAACAAAAACAAAATGGCAAAATTCATTAAATTTAACGTAAAAAATTCAGCAGCTGTACAGCCACTAGGACCAACAGAAGGAATCTTAGTAAATGTTGAAGACATCACAAAAGTAACTGCAACTGGAGCAACAGGAGCGAATGCTAAAACCTTAGTAATAGGTTTAACTGGAAGAAATTCTGAGGCTGGTTACAAAACTTTAACTTTAGCTGTATCTACTAGTATTTCTGCTGCAGTTAATCCAACATTAACATCAGGTAATGCTAACCCGTTAGTATCTGCGGTAAGATCCGCAATGACTGCTAACCCAGGAGGAGTAGTTGCTACGGTTAATGTAGGAGTTGACAATGCTGCTGCACCTAAGCAAATGTATTTTAGAACTGCAACATTTGCATAATAAATTAAATATAGTCTTGCGGGATTAATATCTCGCGAGGCTATTATTAATAATATAAATATTGCTTATAAAATTAACAATTAAATCTAATCAAATGAAAAATTTATTTATCACATTATTATTGCTGGCATCAAGTCAATTATTTGCGCAACAAGAATTAAGTGGGCTATGGGAATGCGAAGATTCTTCTTATTTAACTACAATAGTGGCTTCAGAATACGCAGTTTTGGATGTGTTTAATACAAGCTTTGAAGAGCACAGAGTAATACCAGAAAAAATAATAAATTATAAAAACAACAAATTAATAACTAACCTAAAAAATACTCACAACGGATATTCGGTAAGTATTGAATACTCATTACAAAATGATGATACCATTTTATGTACTTACACTGGAGACCTTACGGGAGATTTTATATTAACTAGATTAAAATAAAAAGCTATGGCATATATGCAAAAACCCGGTAGAGCTCCGTTAGAAAACAAAAACTTTGAAGCTTTAACCAATGGTACATCTTTAAAAAATGATAATGACAAGAAAGATCCAAAAACGGGTAAAAAGAAAACAGTAAAATCTTATAACGTAAAAACCGGTAAAGAATCTCTTAAAAAAGTTACAGCTAAGTCTGGAGACGCTGAATTATCTAAAGAACTAGGAGGCACTTTAACTTTTGAAAGTGCAGATCAAAGCAAAAAATCTTTAACAAAAAAGAAGTCGGACCCAAAAACAGGGGGAGGAGTAAATAAAAGTACTACAGCTACGAGGGCTACTTATGGCGCTCTTCCTAAAGGATTTAAAGGTAGAGCAAAAGATAAAAATAACAAAATAGTAGACTTCTCAACTAGTAATAACGATTCAAGAAGAAAAGAAAAGTTTAGATTATATTAAGAATTATTAACAATTAAATTAAATTAAAATGAGTAAAGTAAAAGAAATGAAATCAGAAAATCTATCAATCAGTAAGGAACAACTAGAAAAAGTACAAGTGTTGCAAAGTGATTTGCAAAGGTATTGTGCTCATATTGGAGGACTAGAGGTTGAAAAAGCAAAAGCAATTTATCAGATAAACATGCTTGAAAAAGACATGGAGGATTTTAAAAAATCCATAGAAGATGAATATGGTCCTATTAATATTAATTTAACTGATGGTACTTACGACAAAGTAGAGCCCACAGACAAAGAATAGGGTTATGAGCAATATTATAAGAAAGATAAGCATAGGTGCCGACTACAAGAACGAAGCAATGCATTACTCTGTTAAGCAGACAGTTTACGGTGGGCATGAAATTTCTCATATAATATTTGAAGAGTCAGATAATTCTTATAATATATTTATAAAAAAAGACAACGAGGTAATGCCATGGAAGAAGTTTAATTCTAACATGGCTATATCCGTTGAGTATGACTTAGAGTACTAATGAGAAGTATATACGATTTTATCATAAAGCCTGTAGGGCAAAGGTATGATAATCAGGTTAAGGTTGGAGGAGTGGACCTTATAACCAACACTTCTATAGAAAGTTTTAAACACGTTAATAATATAGCCGAGGTTGTAGAAACCCCCGCAGCATTTGCGACACCAATAAAAAAAGGTGATCTAATAGTCGTTCATCATAATGTGTTTAGAGTTTTTTATGATATGAAAGGGCTTAAAAAAAATAGTAGATCGTTTCTTAAGGACGGGCTTTTTATGTGTGCAATAGATCAAATATATTTGTACAAGAATAAAAAGAATTGGAAATCATTCGGCGATAGATGCTTTGTTGCTCCGGTCAAAAATAAAGACCCTTTTAGCAGCGATAAAACAGCTAGCCTTATTGGTATATTAAAATACGGTAATAGTTCCTTAGAAGCTCTTAAAATCACTCCAGGAGATATAATTGGTTTTACACACCAGATGGTGAATGGGAATTTTTATAGACGGAGAGCGATTATATTGTATGAAATCAAATGATATTGTAATTAAGTATGAGCAACAAGGAAACGAAATTGAGTATAATCCGAGCTGGGCGAAAAGCAGTTGAAGAATTAATAAAGGTAGCGCAAGAAAAGATTGTTGACTCAGGAGATGATATATCAGCTGACAGACTTAAAAACGCTGCCGCTACAAAAAAGTTAGCAATATTTGATGCTTTTGAAATTCTAACAAGAATACAAGAAGAAGAAGATATGTTAAACTGAATCAAGCCTAAAGAAAGCAAAAGAAAAAACTTTTAAAGGCTTTGCTGAAGGAAGATCTAAGTAATGTATCAGCAAACTTTATATAAAATACTAGATAACTATATAAACCTAAGCTGTTTTAAAAAGAACTAATAGGTATGCTAAGTGGGAGTATGGTTACAATGAAGAACATGACGTAGTTATAATAAGTAAAACAGGTAAGATCGGTGAAATATACGAGATACAAGGTTTGAAAATAGCTTTACCAAAAGAAGAAAAACCTCATGTTTTTGACGGTAATACCTGGAAATACTCAGAATATCCTAAAGAGTTAAGCAAAATAAAATCTGTATTTGACTGGGAAGAATATCCCTAGTTTTAAAGAAAAATGGTACGGTTATATAGATGATGAATTTAAAAGACGCGAAGAAGGCTTTTGGTTTATTAACAAAGGTAAGCCTACTTACATTACTGGTACTCACTATATGTACTTGCAGTGGAGTAAAATTGACGTTGGCCACCGGACTTTCGAGAATCGAACAGATTATTCTACATATTCTGGGAAGCTTGTAAAGCCGATAGAAGAAGCTATGGTATGTGCTACCTTAAAAATAGACGGAGTGGATTCTCATTTATGTCGTCAGGTGAAACAGTCAACGCTGCTACAATATCGACAGACTCTAGATTTGGTATATTATCTAAATCAGGTGCAGATGCCAAAAAATGTTCACTGATAAAGTTGTACCAATATCAGTTAACTACCCGTTCTTTTTTAAACCAATACAAGATGGTATGGACCGGCCAAAAACGGAACTGGCTTATAGAGTACCAGCTTCTAAATTTACAAGAAAAAAGCTGGAAATAACGAAAAGCTTAAAGAAATGATCCGGACTTGATACAACTATTGACTGGAAAAACACAGGTGATAACTCTTATGATGGTGAAAAGCTAAAGCTACTTGTTCACGATGAATCAGGTAAATGGGAAAAGCCTACTAACATACTTAACAACTGGAGAGTAACAAAAACATGTTTACGATTAGGTAGTAGGATAATAGGAAAGTGTATGATGGGTTCAACATCAAACTCTTTAGACAAAGGAGGTGAAAACTTTAAAAAACTATACTACGGCTCAGATGTAGCAAAAAGAAACGCTAATGGTCAAACAAGCTCAGGCTTGTATTCTTTGTTTATACCTATGGAATGGAACTATGAAGGTTTTATTGATAAATGGTCTATCCTGTATTTGACACTCCAACGAAAGAAACATTAGATCCTCATTTGGTAATATTAACATCAAGGTGTTATAGAACACTGGGAAAATGAAGTAGAAGGTTTAAAAGCAAGATCAAGACGGGCTTTAAACGAATATTATAGGCAGTTTCCAAGAACAGAGGAACACGCTTTTAGAGATGAAGCTAAAGAATCTTTATTTAATCTAACTAAAATATATCAGCAAATAGATTACAATGAAGACTTAAACAACAAGTCTGCTATGTAACAAGGGAAGCTTTCAGTGGGAAAACGGAGTTAAAGATACTAGAGTAATGTTTTATCCTAATAAAGATGGTAGGTTTTTTATATACTTGGGTTCCTGCCTGTAGAACAACAAAATAAGTAATAATAAAAAATGGTATTAAATATCCTGGTAATGAACACATGGGAGCTTTTGGTTGTGACAGCTATGATATATCAGCGAACTGTTGGTGGTAGCGGATCTAACGGAGCGCTTCATGGATTAACAAAGTTTTCAATGGAAGATGCACCGCCTAATCATTTTTTTTAGAATATATAGCTAGACCACAAACAGCAGAAATATTTTTTGAAGACGTGCTAATGGCTTGTGTTTTTTATGGTATGCCTATATTAGCAGAAAATAACAAACCAAGATTTTATATTATTTTAAAAGCGAAGAGGTTACAGAGGTTACTCAATGAACAGACCAGATAAACATATGGAATAAATTATCTATACTGAAAGAGAAATAGGTGGAATACCTAATTCAAGCGAAGATATAAAACAAGCACACGCAGCTGCTATAGAAACATATATAAAGAACATGTTGGTATAGGAGAAAAGAAAGATGGATATGGAGATATGTATTTTCAAAGAACCTTAAATGATTGGGCTAAGTTTAATATTAATAATAGAACAAAGCATGATGCATCTATAAGTTCTGGGTTAGCATTAATGGCTTGTAATAAAAATAGATATAATCCTAAAGGTATAAAAAAATTAAAGTCTTATAGATTTAGGTTTTAAAAAATATAATAACGAGGGAACTATTTCAAAAATAATATAATAAATGAATATAAGTACTAATACTAATAGCTCTTTTCCTAGATCAGGTTGTAAGTGATGCAGAAAAAGCAACGTGGGAATATGGGCTTCAAGTTAGGTAGAGCTATTGAGAAGGAATGGTTCAATTAAGGTGGAAGGGTTCAAAGATACGCTACAAGCTTGGAATAATTTTCATAATTTAAGATTATATGCAAGAGGAGAACAATCGTACAAAAGTATAAAGATGAGTTAGTCTATTAATGGCGATTTGTCTTATTTAAACTTAGACTGGAAACCAGTTCCTATATTTCTAAATTTGTAGATATAGTAGTAAATGGTATGTCACAAAAGCAGTATGACTTAACTTCTTATGCACAAGATCCAGAATCTTTAAAGAAAAAAGAACTGATTTCGCAGAAGCTTTGTTGTTTGATATGCTTCAAAAAATTAACAAGCTGAAGCTTCTCAACTAGGTATAGATTTAAGTAACACTACAATATCCACCAGACAATTTACCAGAGTCTAAAGAAGAATTAGATCTTCACATGCAAATGAACTTTACAAACAAGCTATTGAAATTGCAGAAGAAGAAGCTATTAATAATGTTTTAGCAAAAAACAAATTTGATTTAAACGAAATCAAGCGTAAATAAGATTTAACAGTATTAGGAATAGGAGCTTGTAAAACAATTTTAATAAAGCTGAAGGAATAACAGTAGATTATGTTGATCCTGCTTATATGGTTTATTCTTATACTGAAGATCCTAATTTTGAAGACATATATTACGTAGGCGAAGTAAAATCTATAACTATACCTGAGCTTAAAAAAACAATTTCCTAATATATCAGAAGAAGAATTAGAAAGAATACAAAAAATGCCTGGTAATCCAATATATAACAGGTTTGTAATTATGATTAAAATACTGTTCAAGTATTGTATTTTGAATACAAAACATATCATAATCAAGTTTTTAAAATAAAGAAAACAGATCAAGGTCTTAGAAAAAGCAATTGAAAAAGCCTGACAGTTTAATCCGCCACCTAATGATAACTTTGAAAGAGTTGTCAAGATCTATTGAAGTATTATACACTGGAGCTAAATAATTAGGTAATAATACATGTTAGAATGGAAATGTCAGAAAATATGACTAGGCCTTATGCTGATACTACTAAAGTTAAAATGAGTTATTGTATATGTGCACCTAGAATGTATAAAGGTCGCATTGAATCATTAGTAAGTAAATAACTGGATTTGCTGATATGATACAGCTAACTCATTTAAAGCTACAACAAGTATTATCTAGAATGGTTCCTGATGGTGTTTTCTTAGATATGGATGGTTTAGCTGAAGTTGATTTAGGTAATGGAACAAACTACAATCCAGCTGAAGCTTTAAACATGTATTTCCAAACAGGTTCTATAGTTGGTAGATCCCTTACTCAAGAAGGTGGTATGAATAGAGGTAAAGTTCCTATTCAGAATTAACTTCTTCATGGTCAAGCTAAAATTCAAATCTCTTAATAGGAACGTATCAATATTATTTACAAATGATACGCGACGTTACTGGATTAAACGAAGCTAGAGACGGTAGTATGCCAAATAAAGATTCATTAGTTGGTTTGCAAAAAATGGCAGCTAATGCTTCTAATGTTGCCACTAAGCACTATAATAGATTCAGTTGTTGTATATAGGTTTAAGAACTTGTGAAAATATAAGTTTAAAAACTAGCTGATATTATTAAATTTTCCTCTTAAATAGAAACGCTTTAATGAATAGTATATCTACTTTCAACGTAGAAACTTTAAAGGAAATAGAAAATTTAAATCTTCATGACTTTGGAATATATTTAGAAATGGAACCAGATGACGAAGAAAAAGCTGAATTAGCGGCTAATATAAATGCTTCATTGCAACAAGGCAGTATTGATATAGAAGATGCTATTGATATACGTGAAATTAAAAACCTTAAGCTGGCTAATCAAATGTTAAAGCTTAAGCGTAAGAAAAAGTTAGAAAGAGAACAAGCCGTAACTCAACAAAATATACAAGCCCAAGCGGCAGCGAACGCTGAAGCTTCTGAAAAAGCCGCAATGGCGGAAGTACAAAAACAACAAGCTCTTACATCTGAAAAAGTTGCTATTGAACAAGCTAAATCGCAATTTGAAATACAAAGAATGGAAAGAGAAGCTCAAATTAAAAAGCAGTTAATGGCAACTGAATTTGAGTATAATATGCAATTAGCTCAAGCTCAAATAGGAGCCACTAAACAAAAAGAAGCGGAAATAGAAGATCGTAAAGATAAACGAGTAAAAATACAAGGCACTCAGCAAAGCGAACTTATACAACAAAGACAAACAGAAGGTATGCCTAAAAACTTTGAATCACAAGGCAATGATGTGATGGGGGGATTTGATTTATCTTCGTTTGACCCTTCTTAAATAAGTATTTAATAATTATATAATATTATATCATGAATGAACAAGTAAAAACGGAAGGATCTTTTAAGATTCAATCCAAGCCAAAGCTAACCGATGAACAGATAGCGGCTAAAAACAGGGAACCTTTAATAGATGTTCCCAGTAATGTAACCCGAGTAGTAATTCCTAAAGAAGAAAAAGATGCCGTTCAAGAGCCAAGCTCAGATGGTGTGGATGAGAATAAACAAGCCGAAGATGTACAAGAAGTGGAGGAAGGAACATCCGAACCAGTCATTAAAGAAATTACCGAAGAAGAAGAAGAACAAGAAATAAAAGCTGAAGAAACAGCTATAGAGCCAGTTCCTGTTCAAAATGATTTACCAGAAAATATAAATAAACTGGTAGATTTTATGAGAGAGACAGGAGGCACTATGCAGGACTACATAAGACTAAGTACTAATTATGAGGATGTTGATAGAGATGTTCTTGTAAAAGAATATTATAAAAGCACTAAACCTCATTTGTCACAAGAAGAAATCGATTTTATGATCGAAGATACTTTTGCATTTGATGAAGATATTGATGAAGAGCGAGACATCAAAAGAAAAAAACTCGCATATAAAGAAGAGGTTTCAAAAGCACGTAAGTTTTTAGAAGATACTAAGGAAAAATATTATGACGACATCAAGTTGAAGTCGCCTAGTCTTTCGGAGGATCAACAAAAAGCGTCGGACTTTTTTAATCGATATAAGGAGGATCAGGAAAGAAACTCCCAGAATCATGAGAAGTTTAAAGCTCAAACTGAACAATTATTCAATAAAGATTTCGAAGGTTTCGATTTTAGTTTAGGAGAAAAAAAGTTTAGGTATGGAGTACAAAATGCATCTCAGGTGGGAGAAAAACAATCGGACATCGGCAATTTCGTAGGGAAGTTCCTTGGGGAAGATGGTACGGTTAAAGATACTAAAGGGTATCACAAGGCTTTATACGCAGGAATGAATGCTGATAAAATAGCAAATCACTTCTACGAACAAGGCAAAGCAGATGCTATTAGAGATGTTGTAAACAAATCTAATAATACATCTACTGAAGCTAGAAAAGCGGGCACCAGTTGAAAGTGCTCGTTTTGGTGCGTATAAAGTCAAATCAGTTTCTGGAGCGGACTCCGCAAAATTGAAAATTAAAAAGTTTAAAAACTAATAACAATGAGTTTATTACCACAATTTGGGAGTATAGTCCCATCACAAACACAGCAATTACTTGCTACAAACTATTTACAATGGAATAACAACGGCGGAGGCGGTGGAGTTCCTACTAACTTTGCTGATTTTGCTCAGCAGTATTTACCAGAAATTTACGAACAAGAAGTAGAGCGTTATGGAAACAGAACGTTATCTGGATTTTTAAGAATGGTTGGTGCTGAAATGCCAATGACATCTGATCAAGTTATTTGGTCTGAACAAAACAGATTACACATTCTTATGATGGATGTAGTGCATCTCAAGCTGGAGCTGGTAGCTAATCGTTAATTACTCTTAACCCTGGCGCTGTTGCTGGAGTTAGAAAATGTTATTTCAGTAAATGATACTGTTGTTGTTTTAGATCCAGCTACTGGAGCTAGAAGCTAAAGGTATTGTAGTGCATCTGTACTCCAGGTGCTGCTGGAACTATTACTATTAACCTTTTACTGGAACAACATTTAACTGCTCAAGGATTTACAGGCTGGTTGCTGCTGGTCAGAAGTTAAAGTATTTGTTTACGGATCTGATTATTCTAAAGGAACTACATTATCTGCTAATGGTGCTGGAAATTCAGCCGCTAGAGTTTCAGTGTAGAGCCTGTATTTACACAGTTTTCTAACTCACCAATCATTATTAGAGATCAGTACGTTGTATCTGGATCTGATATGGCACAAATCGGATGGGTTGAAGTTGCTACTGAAGACGGAACATCTGGATACTTATGGTATTTAAAAGCTGAATCTGAAACTCGTTTACGTTTTGAAGATTACTTAGAAATGGCAATGGTAGAAGGTGAATTAAATGCATGCTGGACTCTTAAGCAATTAACTCAGCCAGGAACACAAGGTTTATTTGCTGCTATTCAAGATAGAGGTAATGTAGAAACTGGATTTACTGCTGCTGCTGGATTAGATGAATTTGATGCTATCCTTAAAAACCTTAGATACTCAAGGAGCTATTGAAGAAAACATGTTATTCTTAAAAGACAAACAGCTTTAGATTTTGATGATATGTTAGCTGCTATTTCTGGTGGAGCTGCTGGAGGTACTGCTTTTGGATTATTTGAAAATTCAGAAGAAATGGCACTTAAACTTAGGATTTAGCGGATTCCGTAGAGGATCTTACGACTTTCTACAAAACTGATTGGAAATACTTAAATGATGCTTCTACACGTGGAGCAATTGTAGGAGTTAATTCAATTGAAGGTGTATTAGTACCTGCTGGAACTTCAACTGTTTATGATCAAATCTTAGGAACTAACATTCGTCGACCTTTCTTACACGTACGATACAGAGCTTCTCAAGCTGATGATCAGAAGAATGAAGTCTTGGTTAACTGGTTCTGCTGGTGGTGCATTTACATTCAACTCTTGATGCAATGGAAGTAAACTTCCTATCTGAAAGATGTTTAGTAACTCAAGCTGCTAACAACTTTGTATTATTCAAAGGATCTAATAATTAACATTCAAATTAATTATTACCCTCGTTGAACGGGGGTAATTATTACTTTTATTAACTATTTAATTATATTATATTATGGCTAAAAAAGCTAAAAAAGCAGAAGAAACTATTGAGGTTGCACCTCAAAAGAAGCAGTTAAAGAAACAATTAAAAAAAGAAGTAAAACCACTAAACCAAGTGGGAAATTAAAGATAGAGTTTATTATTTAACAGGAATAAAAATCTCCTTTAACATTAACAATACCTAGGTAAACATACTAGAAAACATCGCTTACTATATTTTGATGAAAAAACAGGTAAACAAAAAGAAATAAGATATGCTACTAATCAAGATTCACCATTTGTAGATGAACAAAAAGGTGAAGCAACATTAGGGTCATATTATGTTTAAAGACGGGATTTAAAAGTTCCAAAAGAAAAACAAAATTTACAAAAACTACTTTCATTATATCACCCTTTAAAAGGTAAATATATGAAGAATTTATGCAGTAGAAGAAGCTAAAGATGAATTAGATGATTTAGATCTTGCAAATAGATGCATTAAACTTGCTGCTAGAGAATATGGATATAGATCATGCAGAAGCTATATTAAGAGTTGAAATAGGTTCTAAAGTAATCACAATGAGTTCTAAAGAACTTAGAAGAGATTTATTATTGTTTGCTAAAAAAAACCCAGCTTTATTTATAGAATTTAGCTAATGATGAAAATGTTCAGCTTAGAAATGTTGCTATTAAAGCACAGAGGCTGGTATAATTAAATTATCTCAGATCAAAGAACATTTACTTGGGCATCAAATGATAGAAAATTAATGAACTGTTCCTTTTGATGAAAACCCTTACTCAGCATTTGGCTGCTTTTTTAAAAACAGATGAAGGTGTTGAAATTTATAAATCTATAGAAGAGGACTTTTATAGGCTCGGTACAGTAATATATAAAGACGAGCACAGAAGCTCAACTAGTGCAGCGAAACGAGCTTTTATACATAAACACTACACCTTTAGTTGCACCTACAGAAACTGCATACCCAATATATTTGTATGAGGATAATCACAAATTGTATGTGTATCCTCAAGACTATTAGCATCGGATGTAACCATGTAAGTTATTTAAGAAAACCTTTGGATGTAATTTGGAATTTTACTAATTCCTTCAGGGCCAAAACTATTATCAGTATAACCCTACTAATTCCACGTTGACTTTGAATTATCAAAAACAGAACAGACTAATATTATACTAAAAATATTACTTTACTCTGGTAGTTGTAATAAGAGACCCTTCAAATAATTAATGTAGCCTGCTCAACAAGTTCAACAAGAAGTTCAACGCTCAACATTATAAGATATGCCTATACCTAATGGAGGTTTAATAACCGAAACTAATGAACAATATTACGCTGGTGCCCAGCGATTCTTATCTGATGGGAGCGGAAAAGTAACTACTACATTTAACACAGATTTAGTATTTTCTACTTCAAATACAGCGTTGCCAGAATATGCATTAAATAATTTTCAAATTTACACTAGTGCTAATAACGCTCCAGGAAGTTATACTGAGTACTCTGGAACTTATAACGTTGTAAATAACCAAATAACCTTTACATCAGCACCTGCCGCTAATACGTATATAGTAGTACAGTTGAAATCTTTAGACGGCGGTAACTTTGGCAACAAGCAAGCTATAGGAACAGCTGTTCAAGAAAATTATGGTAGTTATGGTTATACTTCTTTAAACAATATTATAAACGGATTTATAGCTACTTATGTAGGAGAACATAAATTAATACCAGACGTAAAAAGAACAGATGTAATATTCCACGCTAAAAGAGGTTTGCAGGAATTTAGTTATGATACTTTAAGAAGTATTAAGTCCCAAGAATTGACTATACCTCCTAGCTTGAGTGTTATAATACCTCAAGACTATGTGAATTACGTTAATATATCTTATATAGATGCTTTAGGTGTTAAACACCCTATATATCCTGCAAATAATTTGACTATATCTCCTTATGAAGTGCCAATTCAAGATGGAGACGGAGACCCTACTCAAGATTACTTTGGAGACAATTTAGAGGGCACATCCATAACGATGGAAAGATGGGCAGAGGCTAATGATAATTTGCTTAACGGAAATATTAGCGCTAGAGATTATTGGGCTTATTCAGGCTGGCTAACAGGTAACCCAATCTTAGGGGAACGATACGGAAACAACCCTCAGTACACTCAAAGAAACGGTTGGTTTAATATGAACGAAAGAGACGGGACAATAGCTTTTTCTTCTAACCTAAAGGACCGCTTAATCGTGCTAGAATATATTTCAGATGGATTAGCTTATGAATCTAGATAGTCAAGAGTTCCTAAAATGGCAGAAGAAGCTATTGTATGCTTCATATACTATATTCTTTAATATCTACTAGAATAAATCAACCAGAATATGTAGTACAAAGATTAAGAAAGAGATAAAATCGGCTAAATTAAGAAATACTAAAATAAGGTTGTCAAATATAAAACTTGATGAAATATGTTCAAGTAATGAGAGGTAAATCTAAATGGATTAAATCATAATTAAATGGCTCAACAAATAAAAAACACATTTCTAAAGTCTAAGATGAATAAAGATCTTGACGATAGAATATTGCCTAACGGCGAGTATAGAGATGCTCGGAATATATCTGTTGGTAGATCCGAAGACGACGACGTGGGCGCCATTAGAAAACGTATAATAGGCAATAATCTTAGTTGCTAGGAACAGATGTTGGCAATGGGCTTACTGTAATAGGTATAAAAAGTAGCAACTCTACGGATCAAATATTTGTTTTTCTAACAGATTACACCGATCCTAACCCTTCTAGCGCCTACGGACGCTCCATCT